AGCAATGTATCTTCATTGACCAGATCTCTCGGAAGATAGTACAAATCCTGACCATAGATCTTCAGAGACTCGATAACGAGATCTTCATAAAGCTCCATTTCGGATCTGACTTTTTCTGAGAAATAACGATTACGAGCCATTAGGTTATCCTATAAAGAAATCAGTTGGCATTTCCCAATTCATTCGTATTTCTTCTTTAAGCCTTTCGATATCTGCTCGTGCATCGTCATAGAGTTGACGACCGTTAAATGTAACACCACCTGGAAGCTGAACCCCTTCGAATTTCAAAAGGTTCATACCCCATTGTTCTTTGAATAATGCTGTAGTATATTCTTTCAGCCACTGATCATTCCAAACACTCGAATGATTTTCTTCATCTACTTTGATATACGCTTCCATGACTACGTAGTCATCAACTTCAATATCTCCATCGGCAAAGTCACCGAAGATGTACAAACGATTCTGATGACGTGATGCACTAACCTGTACAGTACCATTCAACTTCATATCAAGAAGAGAGAGATACTGCTGCATCTGTTCGTAATAAGCCAGATCTCCAGCAAAGTTTTGTAGGTCTGCAATATCATTTAACATCATCTGATATTTGATATCAAAGAAATTAAATGAAGTGCCGAATGATGAAGACATCGGAAAGAGTCTTGTGACAGACAAGACATTAGAAGGGATTGGGATATACTCGTTTGTCTTATCTGTAGTAGTGACTTGATGCTTAAGGTAACCACGATATACAGCATCTGAATGATACTGTTGCCAGTACTGAAGCGCTTCGTCCACACGATCTTCGTACTGATCGTCGTCGACGTTTATCTCGAGAACCGGATCTCCAAGTCGCCGTTTACAGTAATCTATGAGATCTTGTCTCGATGCTGGTACTGCCATAGATAGTCTCCGAAGTTAAAATATTCTAAGACTATTTATATGTTTTTATAATTCAAACTCTGCGGTGGGTGCTGTAAAGTTGGCAGTGTAACGTGCATGACCTTTTGTAAGTCTAAAGTCTTGTAAGTAACCATTAAAATAACTTCCATTGCCACCATTCTCTGTTCTATAACCGTAACCTATCCTAAGAGAACAATTTGCTGAATATGTTACACCTGATGTACTGATAGTAGATCCTACTTGAGTTCCATCAACAAAGACTCTCATATTGTTTCCTTCTCTAGCGATTGCAACATGATACCATTGACTGTTATTCGGAGAAGATATTACCGAAAAACCTTGCGTAACACCCCAAGTTGAACCATTTGAAGAACTATAAAGAAGCCACTCAGCATTATAATAATAAAACAATAATGGACCAAATCGAGTTGTAGTAGGGCATATTTCAAAAATACTATCTCCAGTCCCTGGAGTTGAAGATTGGTAAAACCAAAATTCAACTGTAAAATCACTAGAACTTAATACTATATCATTATCTGGACGTGAAACTATTTCGTCATCTCCGTCAAATACAATAGAAGAAGAAGTATTAAATTTTCTTTGAGTAGTGGATGATGTCGGACTATATAGTTGTATTCTGGTGGTTGCAGAAGCATCATAGATATTTGCATCTGATTTATTATTCATTAGCAATGAAGTATTAGTAATATGACTTAATGGTGCCGTAGGTGGAGTGAAGTCTGATGTGTAAACAGCACTACCTTTCACAATTCTGAGACCGTGAATATATCCATTGAAATACTGACTGTTCGCACCACCATCATCACCAATATAAAGAGACGCAGAAACGCTGTAGTTCGCAGTATCGGACGCAGTGCTGCCTGTTTGTGTCCCATCAATATACATTTTTGTATTAGAACTAGAGCGAACAACTGCAATGTGATGCCATTCACCAGTAGAAGGAGCAGCAGTTGCAGTTACAACATCAGCAACGCCATATTTTCTCCAAACAAACCCTGCAGAATACTTTCCTAACCACATACCACCACTGGCAGCATGTGATAGAATATTATAACTTCCGTCATCTCCATCTAAATATATCCAACACTCTACCGTAAAGTCACCAGTTCCCATATCTAAAGAGGTGTCATCTGCAGCAGTTAAATAGTCACCACTACCATCAAAATATACAGAACCACCATGATCATCTGCAGCCCATGGTTCATAATCATATGGGCCAAATGGATAAGTTCCGTCTACACCTGATAAAGTTAGTGCATGTGTACTTGATGAAATGTCTGCAATGTACGGAGTACCACCAACTAAAAGTTTAGTGTTTGTTACAGCAGTAAGTGCTTCTGTTGGTACCGTAATTGTTGTATCAGCAGGATCGTATATGGAAGAACCGTTTACTAGACGAACATCTCTAAAGTACATTTGAGTGCCTTCAGTGCCGTTACCAGTATGACCTATATAAGCATAAGTATTACCACTTCCTATATCAGTGCTAGCACCATATGAAGCATTGTTTGCTATTCTTGTTCCGTTATAATAAAGAGCAATCGCCCCACCTTTTCTAACTACCGCAACATGATTCCACTGCTCTTTATCCCATGTTGTAGACGATATGAGTTTTCTGCTCGCGTTGCTACCACCATCACCCCAATATACTGTGATATAATCAGAATGATCATTATCGTCTGGTATTACACCAAATGATTGAGCGGTGTTATAATAAGCGCCTAATCCCATTAAACGAGGATAACTCACAAATGAATGACTAGTAGGAACATAGAACCATCCTTCATAGCACCAATCATTTGTATCTAAGTCAAAATCTGAAGAACTACCTGTATAGATTCTATCGCCTGCAGCACCAAAGTAAATGCTATATCCACCAGAACGATGCGGCGTAAATGTAGTTGCATGTGGTGTACCAGCTTCAGTAAATCCCGTAGATGTATCAGATGAGTTTTGATATGTAATAGCTGAATTGTTTGCGCCGTTACCATCAGCTTTCATTAGAAATATAGTTTCAGCCGATGAATCAACGACATTTGTAAATGATAAACTGAATGATAAAGCTTCGTTATCTACAGCAATCTGATCGGTTGCTTTAAACGTTAAAGTAAAGTCACCAGCTACACCACCTGAGTCAGCAGACAAAGCAGTAATCGTAAACACACTCGAGTCTTGAGATACACTTGTACCTGTTCCAACCATATTACCATCAGATTCGACAGAGAAAGATATAATATCTTGATTATCATCAGAATCACTGGCAGATGCAGTAACAGTCACAGTTAAAGTATCACCATTCAATTCAATTGTACCACTTTGATCGAGTGTTAGAGTAGGACTGGCATTAATCAATGCGACATTGTACCAACCAGATCCATTTGAGATATACAGTCTACCAGACGATTCAACCCATGCTTGATCACCAGAAGTTAATCCTGTCGAAGGTAAAGAATCAAGAGCGGTGTATACAGAAAGCCCTGCACTCTGTGCAATTGTGGTAACTTCGGCGGAGTCGAGGCCGTCTGCTCCAATAGCGGCATCCTGATTTTTTCTAAGTTCGCTGAGTAATGTCATATTAGTTCTCTATCAGTATCCATCCTTGAGCTGCATTATAGTATACAAATCCGACAGCGGCTCTATTAACGTCGATTGTAAAGTTATCTGACGCACCTTGAATTTTGTTACCGTTTCTATTTATTACGATATTATTTGATGCAGCATTTCCTGTACCATCAATAATTCTGATTTCATCACCGAATACTGGACTTGCAGGGAATGTTACGGTAATCGATCCACCTGAACAATCGATAATGTTCTTAGTGTTTGATTCAACAGAAACACTCGAAGTTCTCTCTGTCCACTTAGTATTTTTACTTGCAGAAAATGCCGAGATAAGAATATCATCACCGGAATCTGCTGCCTCTGTAAGTGTTACAGAACTTCCGTTTGTTGCAGTATAGTCTGTTTCTCTAAGGAGAATACCGTTAACGTGAACCTGTATAGCACCTGATGAATACGCCAGTGTAGAGCTATTATCGTCTGCGCCACTAAATGCGGTTTGGCCGGAGTCTGCAGTATATTCAAAGGTGTTTATGGTAGGAGTAACAACCTGTCCCCTACGTGTAGTAATTGTAAGTAGGTCTGCAGAATCTGCGTCATTTACCAATGTAACAGAATTACTATCGATAGAATAGTCGGCTGTTTCAGAAAGCAGAACACCGTTTAAGAATACGTCGATATTATCGGTTGTGGTATTTAATATAAGAGAAATACCGTCGTCATCATTACCACTTACATAAGTATCACCTGAATCCAACGTATATTCGAATTTAGCTTCGGTATAGAGAAGAGTCTCTGCTTTACCTACATTTTCAACAATAGTAACATTATAACCAGAATCAATTTCTTCTGTCATTGTCAAGGTTGTAGAAGTCAACGTGTAGTCGACTGTTTCTATCATTAAGATACCATTGACGAATACTAAAGAATTGTCAGGTTCTACACTTAGAGTTGTGCCATTATCGTCTGCACCTGTAAATACAGTATCACCGGAATCTGCTTCATACGTAAAGACATTACGTTTAATAGTATTGCTTGTACTACCAAGCTCATCGGCGATTATTGACCTTACTTCAGAAGAGTCTGTGCCACCGCCACCGCTGACGCCGGCGTCAGCTTCTCTCGCAGCTACATAATCAGAATCGATAAGAGCAATAATGGCTGAAGAGTCAAGTCCTGATCCACCGCCTGAATTTGCCTCACGAAGAGCAACATACGCACTATCGACAGTTGCTTCAATCAATGCAATAGTAGCGGCAGAATCTGTACCACCGCTTGCGGAGCGCGCTGCAACATAGGCGGAATCGATAATAAGTTCTACTTGTGCACTATCAACAAAATCAGTGCCAAGAGCAGGAATCGTAGGAGTACCAGTCAGTGAGCCGTATGCCCCATCAAAGATCTCACTCTGATTTGCCAGTCTTACCCAGTTACCTGCATGTGCGAAGTAACCTGCTCCTGTGCCGTGTACGTGAGCAAACATACCATGATAGGTTGATGCTGAAGGAAGATCACCTTCCGCAGAATACACGTTTGAATAAAGGATCTTATTCGAACCAAAATCAATATCTGAATCACCGATACGTGTACGTGCTCTAATATAGTCAGAATCGATCAGAGCAATTGTTTCAATAGAATCCAGTAGTAACTGAAGAGCAACGCCAGAATCAATTGCGTTAGCTGTAATCAGTTTAATTGCTTCAGCTGAGTCAATAAAGTCTGTACCAAGAGCTGGTATTGTCGGAGTACCTGTCAGAGAACCGTAAGCATAATCTTGTCTCAGTTGGACGTAAGCTGAATCAACCACACCTTCAACTGTTGTTGTAAAGTCAACAGCTACAGCATAGTTTGAATCATTACCTAGGAAGAATTGATTATTATCGAGGTTTGGTGTAGCATTTGTACGACCGGCACCGCCGACTTTAATTGAACCAGCGGATCCATGTGATCTAATTACACGACCAATATTTTGTAAAAGATTACTTTCACCAGCCGGTTTTACATTTGTAAGCTCACCTGCTGTAGCAGAAACATAAAGCGTATCTCCAGCATTAAACGCTGAGGTATCTAGATTATAGAGAGTACCAAATGTGAAGACAATGGTATTCGCGTTATTGTTTGCGTCTTCTGATACAATACCAAATGCAGGCATCTTTGCAGGATCACTCGCATCGGCTTTAGCGACTGTAGGTTTATTACCGCTTACACCTTTGATATAAACTACAGTACCTTTTGTGAGAGTAGATCCCTCATCATTCTTTGCAGTAAACTCAATCGCACCATTCAAATCTGCAGTTACGGTATTAAATGTTACATCTGATGTTGTTAATAAGTCTTGATCAGTCTTTACACGTTGTCTTACGTATGCACTATCGATTAATCCAATAGTGTTATCAGAATCATAAGTTGTATAACCAGCATCATTATTAAAAGATGAGACGTTAGTCGGTGCACCAGTTAACGATCCATAGGCGTAGTCTTGACGTGCTTGTACATAATCGCTATCGATCAGGTTAATTGCTTCAGCCGAATCGAGATAAAGATCTTTGACCAAGTTATCGATATAAGTTGAATCGATGATAGCAATGACTTCATCAGAATCAAGCTGACTCGCAACGTTTGAATCGATCTTATCTAAGAAGTACTGAGCATGATAGCCATCGAGAGTATCGGCATCTACGTTTAGTGCATCAACGAAAGATTTATCGACATCTGTAGTGATGATGTTTGAGACGTCGACGTTATCGAGGATAAGAGGCTTATTAGTAACGTTAGTCCAATCTCTATAATAAGCTCCATTTTGTCCTTCTAAAGTATCTGCATCATTGCTCTGCCGCGCTTGAATATAAGCAGAGTCAATAAATGCAGTGAGCTCGCTACTATCAAAGTTATTAGCATTGATGAGTTCGATAACTTCTGCTGAGTCCAAGATAGTTGGAACGTTATAGAGGTTATTGAAGTTGTTATAGTAATTCGGCAGTAGGCCACCGAGAGTATCAGCATCAATCGTTAAGCTATTGATATATGCAGCATTGATACGAGCTTGTACATAAGCAGAGTCAATCAGGTTAATTGCTTCGGCGGAATCGAGGAAGAGATCAGGATCGATTCGAGCATTAACGTAATCAGAGTCAACAAGTACCAGTATTTCGCTTGAATCAAGTTGAGAGCGCGCGATGACTTCAACAGCATTTGCTATCGACTCGACTCGTGCAGAGTCAACGAATGCTTTTATCTGATTCGAACTATTTTTATAGTAGATCTTGCCATCATTATAGTTGATCGCGATTTCGCCGTATTCGAGATCCCCTACTTGTGGCGCACGACCCGATATGGCGGATCGTTTGAGTAGTACCTTTGGTGTTGCCATTTTCTCTTCCTAATAAGGATGCTTATGCACTAAAAAGTGCCGCAATCGATTGTATTAAGTTCTACGTTTCCTGATGTTACAACGAAGTCTTGTGAATCAAATGTAGCTACACCTGGATTCAGTGTTGATGCCAACTCTGTAGAAACAGTTAGTTGGTTTGTTCCGTCGTTATAGTTTAAGTCGATACCTTCACCTGCATGTAAGAGGGATGATACACGATCATCTACCCTTTCAGCTGTATAATATAAGTTTGTTCCTTCTGCCAAGTTAGTAGTTGACTTTGTAGCCAATCTATCATCAAAGCGAGTATTCGTATAATAGAGATTTGTTGAACCTTCTGGCAGATCATCTGTTGAAGCTAAGCCAAGATCACTGTCAAAGTTGGCTTTCGTATATATCTGCTCAACATCGATACTGAATACACCAGTCGATGAGTCATATGATAGATCGCCTTGAGCTGCGAAGTGTGCTCTTACTTCTGCTGCGCTTGGACCTGTATATACGAATTGACCTGTAGCCGAATCATAAGTGAGAGAACCATCGCCACCAGCATCGATCAATGCAATAGCATCTCTTACTCGTTGTTCAGTAAAGTAAAGCCTTGTACCTTCAGCGACATCAGTTGTGGTCTTTGTGGCAAGACGAGCATCGAAGGCTGAATCAACACGTGTTTGAGTATAATATAAGTTGTCACCTTCTGTCAGATTTGTTGTGGTGACAGTAGTTAACGCACTGTCCCAACGTGCTCTGGTGTAGTAAAGGTTATTATCACCTTCTGCTAAGCTGTCTGTCGTCTTCGCCGCAAAGTCAGAATCAAATCCTGTATATTGACCACTGATTTGGCCATTTACAGTTATGCTGCCAGTGACATCGATGTTTGGTGCTTTGACATCTTTGTTAAAGTTCCACGTGTCAGTAGGATAATCCCACCAAATTTTAGCATTAGCAGCAGAAACAGTGATACCTGCAGAATCAGCTGCAGCAGCAGTTGCCGCTCCATCAGCAAGTACGATGTTCTTATCGTTGATAGTAAGCGTTTGAGAATTAACTGTAGTTGTAGTGCCTTCGACTTGTAGATCGCCTTGAATAATAACTTTACCTGCAGCTCCTACAGGAGTTGGATCAAGTACGAGGTCACCACTCGTAGTACTAATCGTGTTGCCATCTATATTAACGTTATCTACGTTTAAGAAAGCAAGCTTGCGTACACTACTATCGAGATTGAACTTAAGATCAATGTTACCTAAACTAGGTGTTAATACGGTATTTAAGTTAAAACCACCAATGAGATGAAACTCATCATTTGGATCAAAAGCGTTTAATTGACTAACGTTATTGTCACCACGTATGTTAATCGTTTCTGCTCTTAAGAACCTTTTATTGACTGCATCTTGATCTTGTGTTGGATCAGCAACGTTGATAACACGATTGTTCGATACGTCGATAGTATCGTTAAAACCATCGAGTGTAAGTGAACCAGAAGTTGATGTGATATCATTGCCATCAATAGTGATATCATCGACATTTAAGAGATCGATCTTATTGTTAGCATCTGTGATGATAGCACTTAATGGTGCTAGATGACCACGTTTGTGGTCCATCATATTGGTATAGTAATCACCGCCAATGGTTATGGTTTCAGTAGATAATTCCCCATAAGTACCAGTACCTATGAATATCCTTTGACCACCATCTGAATCTCCGTCAGCATTTGTATATGCTACTTCACCAGTGTATAATAATCCATCTTGTATTGTGGAAGTCGTATTACTGTATAATATGGCAAAGCGATTATCAGAAGCCATTAGAATGTACCTCCAAAGATCTGAAGACCTTTAGGCTTCAACGTGCTTTCAAATTTACCAGAAACTTGATTAAATTGTAATATGTGATTTTGATCAACGCCGGTAGTATTGACGTCTGTTAGATCATTTATACCTTGAGCTTGAGCTCCAGTGACCTTACGTACAGGTGTCCCGATAATAACTCGGGCTATCTGGGTTCTAGTGGTATCTTCAGCCATGTGTTATCCTATGTGGTCACGGCTGGTGCAACTACTATCTTTCCCTCTAAAATCCGTTCAATGATGTCATTGTCATTACTATCGGTATATTGGATTTCGGCATCAAATACGTACCTACCTGAGCGCAATGCGTCAGTTTGTGTGTTCGTCAATGAGAGTGTAATAATTCCATCAGCAGGTGGAGTGTTAATAGCAAAGGCGAAGGAGGTAGTATCATCACTGTCACTATTGTAATTACGCTTCATAGTGGCAGCGCCGGTGTAACCGTCTAGATTTTTTGGGTTCCCTGATGCATCAACAAGATGAAGCTCTATGGCAACATCAGAACCCTGATCTATTGTAAACTGTTCGTATTGGGCCATCTATATCCCTCAATCGCTCTATGCTATGGTTTATTTTACTTTATTTATAATATATAGGTTTACAAGAAGTCGAAAATATGGTATAATACATAGTATTCAGTTGAAGGGGACAGAGGATCCATGGTTGATTTGATTAAAGAAATAGGTGATAATTATCGCTTATGGATATTTGATTATGAAAATGAAGATTTCGAAAAAGTTCGCGCGAAAGCTTTAGAAGAAGATGGTTGGCTAAGAGATAATTATCAACCAGAAAAGTTTACAGTATCTGACCACGTAGTCATAGGTATATTATATGATAATGTAAATGATGAACCCATCGGTTTTGCCGGCTTAAAAGAATTTACACCTGATGTAGTTAGTATGATGCATCGTTTTTATCTGTTTCCAGAGCTAAGAGCAGATAAGAATCCCATGAATCATGAGAACGGAAAAATTTTCGTCGAGACTCTTAAAACTATGCAATGGTTTGTCGAGACTCAAACATCTTATAAACTCGGTGTTATACACATGCAGCAGAGATCAGCTAAGAAAGCAGGGCAACAGATTTGGTGGAAGTTGATGGCTAAAATCGTAAAATCGGCCGATGAAAGATGGACAAACTATAAAGATGGTTTAGTTCAAACATATCCAGGTGAAGTAACTAGCTGTTACCAAAATTTACTTTATTTAGAATTAGATGATTATACGATCGAGGATTGGAATCCTAAAACAATGTCATATGATCAACACGCATTAAGGATGGAACATGAACAGCTATCTACTGCCAATTAACTATCGTTTCGACACCGAGGCACTATTGAGAGAAGCAAACCAAAAAGAGTTTGCAGTGTACGAAGATACGAAACACGGTAAAACAGATGGCTGGAATATATTGAAAGATGATATACCTCAAGGCTTGATTCAAGCAAAAGAGTTTTGTGAGTTCTATGGCTTAGAAGAGGGTTCACCGAGATATTATAAACTTGAAGCTAATCATTACCTTATGCCACATGTAGATTTCAATACTACATGTTCTGTTAATCATATTTTAAGTAATGAGTCTGCACCAGTCACAATTTTAGGTGAAGACTATCATTACAAAACAGCGTTACTCAATACCTCTGTACAACATGGGGTAAATAACATTGGAAAGGAAGAAAGATTACTTTTTAAGATATCTTTCTTTGAAAGCACTTATGAAGAAATTAGAGAAAAGATACGATCACGAGAAGCTGCTTTCAGTATTGCATAGTACTAATATAGCTGCTAATCAAGTACACGTAACTTCTCCTACAGGACAAGACTATGTTTATCCGTCTGGCGATCTGTCAAACCAAGGTTTAGATCAAAATGCCTTTACAGTAATGAATGAGGCTTTTGTTGGAACTTATGTAGAAGAAGTCTATAACGATATAGCTCAAGACTATGACATTTGTCGAGGACGTTTCATGTCCTTAACTCCAGTTAACCGCGCATATACATATCATTATGATATATCTAAAAGATTACATATACCAATCATCACTAACGAAAACTGCATGTTCTTAGTCGATGACGTAGTATATCGCATGGATGATCTTGGAGCCCTATACGAACTTGATACATTAAAAAAACACACAGCACTAAATCTAAGCAATCAACCACGATTACATTTTGTTGTTTGTCTCAAGTCTAATTTCAATATGAATGATTACATAAGGAAATAAAATGCAGATCGCGTTAGACGAATTATACAAAACTCATCCTCATATGAGAGGACAACCTGAAGATAAACTCATGGCTTTTATCTTCAAGTATATCTCTCAGCCTGCAATACAAACAGAGATGTACGAAGCGTTACATACTTCTCCATTGGTTGAGACTGATATCGATATTGACATTGAACAATTTAAGTTAGATATCGCTGCTTATGATAAACAGTTTACTCGTTGGGGAGATACACACCTCGACTATCCTCGTTTTGGTTTACCTCTAGTAAATATGACGGGCACATTAGATGAAGACATTGATCCATCTCGTATGCCTCTAGATGAATATTTTATGGAGTATGGTACTAAAGATCATATGCCATTTGATCATGAGATACTTGAAAAGACAGAAGCTTTTTACATTGAATCACTCAAACCATTAACAGATGTTTTTGGTGAATATATGTGTAGAAGTGCTATCTTGAAATGGGATACTATGGGTCATTTCAAAGATCACGTTGATGTAAAAGTGCCAGCACCTAACTTAAGATTATGGGGCACTACGTCAAACAATATGCAATTAAAAATGGATGGTAAACATATAAATAACATCAAGCCAGGAAAGATTTACATCTTTGATTCTAGCTTAGTACACAGCGCTCATGCGCGTGAAGATAATATATATCAGTTTTTCATTGGTCTAACTATTGATGCTTATGACACAATGATGGCTAGGAGAATTTCATGAAACTCGTAGTGGGTGGATTACAAGGTTCGGGTAGAACTACGTTTGCAAATAGAGCAGCAACATTTGGTGTGCGCATATTTGATACCAATCAAATCTATGCCACAAGAAGAGCGTCTATGAAGACTGGATATTCTCGTTTATCTGGTCCATTCATGGAATCATCTGATGATATGATCAACGAGTATAAAGAAAACTTACCAGTATTTTTAGAAGAACTCGGAAAGTTCGTTGATAGCTTTGATGTTATATTAGCAGATCCATTCATATTAAATTATATTTGTGATAATGCTCCAGACGGAGTAGCACATACAATATTGATTACTGCGCCACAAGAAGATCAATGTTTAAGAACATATGAAAAAGAAAGACTAACAGATCCGAGGTTGATTGGTAAGTCTAACTCATATGAATTAGTAAAACATGAATACATAAAAGAGTTCAATAGACACCAATCAGTAATCAATTCTCTTGAAGATAAAGTAGATACACATATCGTTAATAACGGTACACTTGAACAATATCATGCAACCATTGACAATTTATTAAATGAACATAATTTACTCAACTAAGACACTCGGCTATCACTACGACGACAGACTTATCATAAAAGACATGTGGGATCTCGGAGTTTCGGGATCTCAAATAGCAATGTCGATTGCAAAGGCTCAAAAGTTTTACGAGGTAGCCGAACCTGTAGCTTTTACGTGGTCTATATTGCTGGTTGTCGATGAGAAGAAGTTAGGTAAATTCAAAGATTCTGATAAAGAAACAAACCTCGATAGACTGAAGTTTCTTACAAGAAATTTTAAGCAGCCTGCTGAGTTCGAAGTAGTATACACTATTGCTACTGTAGAAGATATTCCTTATAAAGATACAGAAATATTCACATCACTTTGGCCATTTGAAAAACAATGGAAAGGTGGTGGAGGTTACGTATTAAATTACAAAGCCACAGAGTTTGGATTCAATGACTATGCTGTAAAGACGAGAGGCATACATTTACCTGGCCAGATATATAAAGATTATCGAATTGAACAGTTTAGTTACAGAGATAAATGGGAAGACGTACTAGAATGGATGCTATATGCTGATTTAGTAGTGGCCGAAAGGACTACACTCTTAGCGATGGCTCTATGGACGAATACACCAACTTTGCTCGTATCTCAACCTAAACTTGAGATGTACTTAGATGGCAAGATGAGGCCATTATTATATGGGAACGGCAACTTAGGCATGTCATGGAATGTTGATCATTACGATGGCAATATCAAGCAAGATTATTTTGATGCTCCGTTTAAGAACGTGAGTGTAGAAGAGTTAGAAGATGAAATGCGTAATTGGTTATGATGAAGACTATATGCCTCAATACAAGGTGTGTAAATCAACGATAACAGAAGATATAGACTATACACGAAACATGATATTACCACATATAGGTAGTACACGTTTTTCGTTGTCACGTTTCCTTGTTCCTTATCAGATGCAGTATCATGGCTGGCACTTATATTGCGATAGCGACTTCTATTTTCTCGATACGCCTCGTAAACTATTACATTACATTGACCCAAAATATGCAGTACTCGTATGTAAGCATCCAACCTATGCACCAAATTCTGAAGAGAAGATGGACGGTAAACCTCAAAAGCCATACGAACGCAAGAACTGGTCATCGCTCATGTTATGGAACTGTGCACACGAGGCAAATCGCATGTTGACACCTACATTTGTAGCTGACTGTCATCCTCTTTACTTACATCAATTCAAATGGTTAGAAGACGACCAGATTGGCTCATTACCTCTCGAGTGGAATACTCTTGAGGGTTATTATGAATTCGAAAATCCAAAAGCAATTCATTACACTGATGGTGTACCTCTTAATGATAAATACAAGAATACACCGAATGCACAACTATGGCTAGATAGACATGAACTTTTACTGCGTGAAGGTGGGAACTCGGTATACTGACGAGTTTGTTGTAAAACTTGAGAGCATGATATCTCGTACTTATGATGCTCCATATACACTAAACTGTATTACTGACGACCCAAGTACTTTACCTAATTATATTAGAACCATCAAGATTCCTACTCAATTAGAAAAATGGTGGTCAAAGATGGTTTTGTTTGATGAAGAGTTCATAGAAGAAGGCACGTTCTTCGATTTAGATGTAGTCATCAAAGGTGATATAAACGAAATACATCGTCCTGATATCTACATGAAGATGTTACAGACGAGTTGGGTAGACCTAAAGCAGTTAAAAGAACACACGATTGGTAATAGACAACGATACTGTTCAATCAACTCATCTGTAATGTCATGGGATAAGCAGACGAAAAGGAATCATATTTGGAAATACTTCGTCGATAATCAAGAAAAGATAATGAGTATCTTTACGGGCATCGATTCGTTTATCGAGCATAGGTTTCCAGATGATTATGTCTTATATGCACGACCTCTCGAACAGATACATATCTTGCTTGATAAGAAACAAGACGAGTTAAGAGAGGAATCATGGATCCAAAGCTACTGGACTTAAGACCAGATTGGACGAAAGACGAGTATCACCGCGACTATAAGATCGATCTATCAACGAATGTGTGTTGGGATGCAGGCTTACCACACTTTGAGTTCGATTACTCAAGATACTCAAATACAGCTACATGCTATAGTATACTTTCAGACTATCACTCTGTTTATGCAAAACAGATCGCTATCGGTTTAGGCCTAAGCGAACTGATCATGCGTATCATGCAAGTGATAAAGCAAAAGGGTTTTACACTCACCAACCTGAGCTCATGGAAACCTGTTGCGATGGCTCAGAAGTTGTATAGTATACCACACGGCCAAGACGTTTGTTACATAGCAAATCCCCATGGTGAGAACGGCAAACTTATCGAAGACTATAAACCTTATATCGATCAGTATAAGTTAGTCATCATCGATGAGGCTTACGGTGATTTTTGTGAAACACCATCTGTAAATCTTGGCTCATCAAATGTCCTATATCTTAAGACAATGAGTAAATCATTGGCTATGCCGGGAATTCGTTTTGGTTGGGCTGTAGGACATGAGCCTCTGATATTCGAGATACAAAATACTAGACCAGCTCATGTTTGTATTGGTGGTGTGGCTGAAAACCTGCCTTCAATGTTAGATGAGATACCGCATCACGTAAAAAGAATGAACGCAACGAAGGCATATATAGAAAAGACATATCCGTGTATACCTTCGCATGGTAATTATGTATTGATAAAAGGTTATGAAAAGTTCTCGAAGCACTTTCACCTGAAAGAGTTTGAGGACCACGCCAGAATGGCATTGATAAATCGTAATATGGTGACTAAGAGTGCGCTTAACAAGGAACACCCTTTCTTCGATAGAGTTGAACCTAATTGATATCTGCAATCGTACTTGCAGTTTCTGTCCACGTGGTGTAGGCTTCGAGAATACAAAATCTCAGATGAGTCTTAAGACGATTAAGGCTATCAATAACTCATTACGAAAGATGGATTATCGAGGTACAGTAACTCTTGCTGGATTCGGTGAACCTTTATTACAAAAAAATATAATTAAGCATGTACAAGAACTCAAAAAGGGTGTACAATTAAAACAGATAAAGCTAATCACGAACGGTGACTACCTGACACCAAAGTCTGCAAAGAATCTTGTCAAAGCAGGTATTAACTGTATCAAGGTTTCAATGTATGACGAAGATAAGACCGAATACTATGACTCGTTCTTAAAAGAATATGACATCGAGAGGATATACAAACATTATTACGAAGGTTTGCCCGAAGATGTGGAAGTAAATCGTAATGAGATGTGGCAAAAGAGCAAGATAATAAGTAAGAAAAGCCCATGCTATTTGCCATTCTATAAGATGTTTGTAAACTGGAATGGTGACGTTGCACTCTGTAGTAACGATTGGAACTTAAGTCAGATATTCGGTAATGTCAATCGTGATTGGATACATGACATATGGGAATCAGATTACTATAAGGCTTATCGTCGTATCATGATAAAGAGCCAAAGAATCATGAGTCCATGTATATCGTGTGATGTAAACGGCCAAGTTTTAGGGAAGGAGAGCTATGACTATTACAAGGACAATGCATAAATGTCCTATCCCGTTTTGGACATTCTCTCGTATAGCACAACATATAGCAGTCGAGTATCCGTATCGTTCTCTCGACTTTGCAAGATCATATTCAGAAAATCAAATGAGAGCGAAGTCTTGGTTAGTTGAAAGACTCTCACTCTCTCCTGCGGCTGGCAAAAAGAACAAGTCAATATATGTACTCGGTGCATGGTATGGTACACTTATCGTTCCATTACTCAGACATTATTTCAAAGACATCAAAGAGATAGTACTCGTTGATTATGACCGCGATACGTTGAACATAGCAACGATGATGTTTAGCGGTATTAAAACAAAGTGTATGGATGTAAGCTTTGACTTAGAAGAGCTCGAAGCAGACATCATCATCAACACTTCATGTGAACACATGTGGCATATGAAAGACATTAGCTTTAAGGGTTTGTGTGCTTTTCAGTCAAACGATTTCTTACAAGAAACTGCTCACGTAAACTGCGTGCAATCACTCGAAGAGTTCAAAGAGCAAACAGGTATAACGAACGTACACTATCAAGGCGAGATACCATTTGATGACTACCACGACAATAAAAGGTTCATGATCATCGGCGAACAATGATACACGTATTATGCAGCAAGTGGGGTGATAAGTACGGACCTGAGTACGTAAACCGATTAAAAGAGATGGTGAAGAGACACTTACCAGCTCAACACCAATTCTATTGTCAGACAGAAGATACTCATGGACTCGATAGAGATATCACTGTCTTACCATTCCTAACAGACCTTCCACAATCAACTCCTCAAGAGATGTTTGCTTCAGATAACTGGAGAAATAACTTGCCTCGTTTATGGGATAGACCGAAGCTAAATTACTTTAAGCCTTATGGTTGGGGACTAGAAGGTGTACGTATAGCACTAGACTTAGATGTTATTATACACAACGATATGAGACCACTTCTTGACTTATTTGATAAACCTTTGACTGGCAGATCATGGTGGCATAACAGAGATTATGAGAAAGAACCGACTTGGAAACATAGACATGGTGCTATGAATAATGGCGGCTTTTATATGTGGGAGAACACACAGCTATGCAAGGTATGGCACGACTGCATGAAATATGCCGAAAGGATATACCATATATATACTGGAGGATCTGATAACTTCATTAGTCAACGACATATCGAGTTATTTGACTTCGTACCTCATACGTTGTATTATTCGTTTAATCGTGGTTGCAAATGGCCTGATGATATGGATAGGCATAAGATAAGAGAAGACAAGATCATATGTGTCTTCAATACAGACCCAAATAATGCTACAAACTTTGAGCTACATGAAGCTGCAAAGATGTATGATCAAGTAGGAAAACTATGGAATTAAGAGTGTATACGGTTCGTGTTGGTGATAAGTATGGACCAGAATATGAAGAGAGGATTCGCGAACGTATACCACATATTGAAGTATTACACGAAGGACCATGGAACTTACAGTGGAATAAGATCAGTTTCTTTAACGTACAAGGTCCAGATCCAGTAGTGGTATTGGATATTGATATCGATTTAGTAAATGATTATATGGATCTCATTAACTACCCGATTGAACGAGGAGAGTTCCTCAGTATGAGGTCATGGTGGGAAGATGTATCAGGCTGTGAGCTCAACGGAGGTTTCTACAAATTTTACCCGGACGATGTGCGTTACATATATAATGAGTTTGCACAAGCTGGTCCATTTTGGGAACAATACTTTATTGATCTTGGTGTAAAACCTGGACCAGTAAATGGTGAAGAGAACTTTGTCGAGTACATGGTCAAGAAGAGGCTCGATCTAAAGTTTATACCTGATGAATGGTGTGGCAGGATGGTAAAAGAGCCAACCAAAAGATGGTTGACTCGTATAAATCGTAAATATCCTGGTGACTATTTCTATTTAGATAAAGTAAACCCAGACGTAAAGATACTACACTATACTATGGGTTCCTAATATCCCATAGTTTCTTCATGAGATTAAGTGGATCACCTTCTAATCTCATAGCATCACGAGTAGCACTATCAGCTGCAGTTACTTCGTCTAGTTCGAATAACTCAAGTTTCAGATTAAATAATTTTTCGATATGATCAGCATCAGCAGAATCATAAGCGAACATCATGTTGGCGTAGTTTTCCATTTGTTGTGCTGTATCTTCAGGACCAGCAATACGGGTATAATCTACTTTACCAGCTTCAATCAGTTGTGTATGTACCGTTTCAATCTCTTCACGAATATTTTCATAATAAGTTTCTGACCAAGCATCGATGTCTTCGAGAGAAGCAGCTGTCATTAACTGTTGGAAATAAGCGTTATCAGGGTCTACGACCACAAAGAATGAATGCATCAAATCATCTGTGCCGTTCTTAATGAGACACTCAATTGTTGTACGAGCATCGTCAGTATATCGCGCTTGTACGAGGTTTTCTGAAGTAATCATGTAATTGTAACTCCTAAGTAATGGCTATTGACCTGAGTTTGTGTACCACCAGTAGGCACTCTCTGAGAATAGTAGTTATCGCCTGATTGATAGTTTCTTCGTGTTTGTGTTGGGTTGAGCAATCTCGTATCGAGCATAGCTGTACCAACTTGCTGACCAGTATTCCAATCATATGATACTCGATAGCCAGTAGTATTTGTTGCCACTTCTTGAGCACCGTTTTGAATCATACTATCAAACGTTGTTTTTGGCATAACCTTTAAGTCACCAGAATTTGTATGAGTCACAGGTATTGGATACTCTTGCGCAATCGGTGTACCAGAGGTGATCAGAGTCTTAGCAGCAAAGTTTGCACCTGCGCTATCTATAGTATTTACTAGGAAATTGATATCATTCTTTGGAGTTCTTCCACCAAGTTCAGTACCTAATATCTTAAATGTATCTGCTGGAGCATAGTTTTGTCCACCATCGTTGATAGACAATTGGTATGTAGTGCCTACCTTTGATACATTTACCTTTAATCCAGTTCCGCTGGTGCTGATTGCTTGATATGTAACGTCAGTACGCTGATTAGTCACGCCGCTTTGGGCTTTTCTTACTAAATAATAGCTATTGATTACTGTACCCTGTGTGCGTGCTTCTGGTAATGCGCCTGATCCATAAGCAGATATATTTGCATTATTATCTACATATACGGGTGTATTCGATACTCTTGAATATCCTGCAGGTGTAGCATTGTTCTGTGCTATCTGATATAAAGGATCTGCAGAAGCGCTAGAAAATGACTGAACAGCTGGTTTAACAAAAGTATCTAAGAAGTCAGAATCCGTAAATGGTTCAAAGTTGCCGCTATCATTCATGTAGATTGGAGGATTAGTGCCAAAAGCACCAGTCTTAAATCCGCTCACGTTGAAACCACTCGCTGGGGGATTCAAAGTTTGATTAATGCGGCTATATTGAACAGTACCTGTAGATATATTACCTAATGTTGCTGTATTATTTCCGAAATTTCTATTATTATTACGTACTGGACTCGCGATCACTTGTGTTTCAGATATATTGCCAAGGTTTCCACCTGAATTGACTACCGTGAGTGTCACTGATGGAGATGCGAGAAATTGTCTTTTTACAGCAGCGTATATATCATTGAGTTCTGCAACCGAAAACTCCTGGAAATTCCCACTGTCTGTATAATATAAAGGAGAGCGTACAGTCATTTACTTACCTGGTGTATATAAAGTCTTTAGTGTAGTTCCTGCTGAATCGAGTATGAGAGTCGTAACGAGCATAGCCATATGTCTGCTACCAATCGAGCTGTCATGAATCTCGTTACTGTCAATCGAACCATAAGGCAGAATCACATCTGTTGAATCACCTGTAACCGTGATACGGTCAACAACTAGACCGCCATTGATTACAGCACCACTATCAACAGTAAGGTGATTGATATCAGCACTGTTAATCTGAGCATATGTTATATATGCGCTATCTACATGTAAAGTGGTGATTACAGCCGAATCAACAGTCAAGAAGTTGATAACAGCACTATCAACTTTCATGAACGAGAAGTTAGCACTATCGCCGAGTGTTTGTACAGCAGAGTCGAGGTAGTTAATAGCAGATACTAAATTTGAATCAGAATTAGCTACTCTGATTGCTGCGTTTAGGTCGTCGAGGTCACCTACATAGTCAGACATTGCATTCGTCTTTTGAACGAATGTGCCGATAGAATTAGATAGGTTTACTAATATTTTTCTTGGCATTACAGTCTCTCTATGATTTTGGCGAGCATTGCTTTCATTTCACTTACATCATTCTTTAGATCTTCAATCTCTTGATCCTTCTCCTTGCGGAGTCTTTTCCTTTCGCGAGCAGCTTGTATCTCACTCTTATTTATATTGTGTATTACACCGTTTTCATCGATGGCCATGTTATCATGACCTTGTATTTTAGATAGTTTCATGTTGCTAATGCTATAGTTCTCAAGTCCTTAAATACTGGTACACGTGCGTTATTAGTTGATCTCATTACAATTTTTAATTGATATTGAGAAAACGCGGCTAGTTGACCACCTCTTCCACCGATTAGATATTCGTGTTCTCTAAATACAAGAGGATTATCATCTTTAGCGAATGCTGTTTCTGGAGAAATTAAATTAAATTCTTCTTCTCTTAAATCACCATCACCTGTTGTCGTTCTATAAAACAATTGATAATCACACGCAGATGGGACGTTAGCTGCTAAGATGACTTTTAATCCAACTGCATCTTCTCGTAATTTTACTGGCGTAGTAATATGCTTTGCTGCAGCACTACCACCAATTTTTTCTTCTTCACCAACATAAAATACAGGAGTATTAAATCCAGTTCTAGTAGCAGAATCTTGTTTGTCAATCATATTATGAATTAGAGATATTGAACTACGCTGAAGATCTACCATTGGAGAAACAACTGTATTATCAGAAGACAACTCAATACTTAAATCCATAGATTTTACGCCGCCTGATAACTCAACCGCTTCTATTGAATCTGCCATAACAACTTGAGGAGCTTGTAGATTAAAACTTGTATTATTCAAAGCAATCGTATTATAATTAGCAGACTTAGTATAAGGAGTTTCTAAGCCAGCGAAAGATTTGCCAGTAGATGTTTTAATTCGAGATGCAGAGCCAGTACCACCAGGTGATAAGATTTGAGTATGTGGATATATCGCTGAAAACGGCATATTTCTCAAACTTTGTACTGCGCTTCCTCCTCCTACAGCGTCTGCATTTGCATTAGAACCACAGTCAAACTCAAACCCTGTAGCATCAACTTTAGTAATTGTATGATCATCATTTAGCGCAGCAGCTCCAATATTAGCAAACCCAACTGCACCAGTAATAGCAACTTCATCACCTACAGTAAGTCCATGACCTGGTAAATATACGTAAACTTCAGAAGCCCCATTTACTACTCGCATTGGATCATTAACTAATTTGTGCCGAGGTACAGTAGCATTGTGTAATATAACCTCTGCGGTCTTATGTCTAAATTCTGCTCTATACAATTCAAACTTGAGATCCTGCTTTTGATTAGCAGTAAAGGTGGCTCCATTTTGAGAATAAAATAAGCTACCAATACTCGGATTTTTGGATACACGTAGAGAGTTAGAACCAAGGATTTGTTTATCAATCTCAGATATGAAAACTTCATAATCTGGTACTTCTGAATATAGAACTATAGCATAATCTCTCAAACCGTCGAGGAATACTGGTTCATCAAATACAAAGTCCGTTCCAGTAGTTCCGTTTGTGGAAACGTTTATGGAGCTTGAGTTCAAGTATTTAACAGAACCCGGAACGATATCTGTTATTGAAGGCAATCCGTTTCGCATAGGACGCAGTTGCACCGAAACTTGAGGTACGTATGTGGCGCTTGGATTAACACGACTCTTAAAGAATAATGTTATCTTAGTTACAAATATGCCAGTTGGCTCATCGATGTAAATCGATTGAGCGATGGGATTTTTACTAGATATGTAACCGAGTGAATTTACTGCCATTTTTAATCCTTACTTACTATACATGATAGCCAAACGAACCGCCGCCACCCCATGGATCACCGCCGCCGTCGTAGTCTTGTCTACCCGAGCCACCACTATTTGAGTATCCACCGCCGGTTGTGCCATCGCTGCTATAATGATTAGGAACATAATCATTATCTCCGCCACCGCCGCCTCCGCCGCCGCCTCCTCCGCCGCCACCGCCGGAGTAATAGTAAATTGTTTCTGTTGTCTTAGAACCTTCTATTTCTAGTACACGGGTTGATTTGATATCTTGGTGAACTGTATCTAAATATCCTTGAGCAGTATATACTCCTCTAGCAATGGTTCCAGCTAATTCTTCCCTATCAATTGTAATATCAAGAATCTTAATTTCGTGACTACCAGCTCTATATTTATAGTAACTATTATTCGGTATCATAAATGATATATCTACTTCGCCATTCGCATTAGTAATCAAAGCAGTAGCACCATCAGGATGCGATATTAAGCCCTTTAATGTATTACCATAATCTTTTGTGGTAGAACTGTACCTTGTAAATGGTGCTTCTCTTACATAATCTTCTAAACGATCACCATCAAAGAATACAGCAACGTTAGCATTTGGCCTTAGACCTCTTGCTTTAATTGACACTATACGAGATCTAATATAAGGTAATAGAGCAATATTTAATACTCTTTGACCAATTACTTCTAGCAAAGTAGACTCAGAAACTACTTTATTAACAGTCTTAGTTTTTGTACTGCCAGAAGTTTTAGTGATTGTATTTGTGTTATCGCCTACTTGCAATTCATCGATATTCTTACCGCCCCAATTCCATGACCAATTATCCCAATTCAAGGCATTATTTGTGGCTAACTTTGTACCACCGTCAATCATTGTCTTTGAAGCAACTTCAATATCTCTCCACTCATCTGAAGCTGGTGATATTACTACATTACCTTCATATGTTGACGTTGTAAATGGGTTAATCTTAGTAGACAAGCAAGCAAAAGGCTGATCTAAATATTTTGTTTCGTTATACTTTACGTAGACATTATCGCCCTTTAATATAGTATTTGTTGATGATGCAGAGTCATAAATCAAACGAATATTATTTTCTATAAATCCTGGCCGCATATGACCTTTTAGTGGATCAATAGATGCTCTATAGCCTGCACCTGGTACTCTATCGATGCGGCTATGATCATAGAAATTATCTACAAAGATACCAGCTCTTGTTCTATCTAGTCCTGCAGAGTCGTATACTTGATAAGTTAAGATACTATTTTCAAGGGCATTTAATGCTACTGCTTCTTCTAGCTTATCAATTCTGTCTTCGATCATACCAATGTCTTTCATCGTATATCTCTTATGATCGATGATTGAAACTGATAAATCGCTATCGTTTAGAGTATTAGCATTTAATCTAAATTTATATAATGGCAAACCAATGATAGAGCTTTGATCTACTGTTGGAAGTTGAGCTGGATCACCTAAAGTTACAACAAAATTGTTTTCTTTATCAATCGAAAGTATACCAGCTTGAGCATTATAATAGGTGTTATCTGACGTAACTACTGTTGCTGGCTGTGGTAAGTAAGAAACACCAGAAGTAGCAAAATTACCAGCAGAATCGTTTGATACAGGACGAAAATCTAATACGTCTCTCATATCTACGCGTTCACCAAATGCATTACGATAATCAGGTATATCTTCGTAGTTTACTGCGCCGTTATAGCTGTTTACTGCAAAGAAATTTCCTGAACCATGACTAAAGTAATCAAAGCGTACATAAACGTTCCCTGAAGGAGCAGTTGCTCCTGGTCTTAGCAGTAGCCGTGAGAAGTTGTACATATTATCACGACGGCCGTCATCAAATGCAAATCTATCTCTGATATCAATCCCGTTTGAATCTGTTAATTTAATAGCTTTAATGTTGTGAACGTCAGGTACATCTAAGTTAATTTGCTGTTGACCATTTACAGTTTCAATATTCTTATAAATTCTTGTATCAGTTTGATTTGTCTTTGTACGGATAACTGCTGAAGGTTCTTGAACATAGACATATGCTTTAATAGCGGTAGAAGTTGGAAGGCCAGTTACGGTTGTTGTCCCACTACCAACATTTAGTCCGCCTAAGGTACTATTATCGATAGCACCAGTGGGGGTGAGAAATACCCAATCGTTTGCATTATCAAGTGTACCAATACTACTTACATCAACAGTAAGCTGGCCACCTGCAGTTGATGTTCCAGAAATATAATATTGATGTGTTAATGATGCATCAGCTATAGAGCTAGGCCTAGTACCCTGTAAAGGGAAGATTAAGCTATGATTTGTTCTATCAGCTAATGTAGTATTATTTGATAATCTGAGAGGATTGAAGTATTGACCTGATCCTGTGCCAATACTCTTAACTTCACGGAAGTTACTACCAGCATTCATTTGAATATCAAAGAGAGAATAACGTAAGCTATTACCACCCACATCAGTAATAGCTCTTACTCTTGCAGTACCAATCGTTGAACCAAGATAATCTGCAGAGTCACGTAGATTTAGTAGCTCCATAGTATTTGTATTTGGACCACTTACAGATGAATCTCTATGTACTTCTACGTAGTTACCAAAATCAACACCAGTAGCTTCATTAGTAATTTCATATGTAGTAGTTGGTTTTTTTACTCTTATCTTAGTAGGAGTTGTACGAGCAACACGATACCCCTCAATTACTCCAATACCATCGCTAATATTCATGAGAAGATGAGTATTAGCAGAATCTTCTTCAAATAATAACTTAAACGGTTTAACTATATAATCGCCTGAGTTTTCTTTTATACGTAAAGCTAAAAGATCACGTGGTATTCTAAACTGTGTAACATATGCATCTCCAACTGCATTGAATACTACGCCATTTTGTACTGTAGCTACATGAACAAAGTTCTCACCAGAAGGTACATCAGCTTTTTCGATAATCTCTAATCGAACACGGTATCGATCAGCGCCCGGTGCTGTCAAGTTTGGATTAGTACCTTGGTTATCATATAATGCGTTTGTGTCATTAACCGTAATGATATCTTGTATGATCTTAAATCCTACATCACCATTAGCAATGTCGCTATACTTATCAAGTATTAAACTTTGTTCTTCTGTCCAAAGGAATAAACCTTGACTATAGAAAATCGATTCTCCAACAGTTACGAGAGTTCCTCGGCCAACAGCAGGATTAGCTGTAGTGTCGATGATTTGAACAATGAGGCCACCACCTAAGCTTTCTCCAGGAGTAAATCGAGGTGAGCTAGTAGTAAGGGCAATATTTGTAGTATTATTATAGCGAACGAAGATTGTAGCAGGATCACTGCCGGTTGCAGCTACAACATCTAAGACTACCGCTGTTACTCCTGATGTGGCTCCTGTTAATATTGATCCAACCGTTGCCGTTGTAGTAGTCGACGTTGGGTCTAGTTTAACAAATTCATAAGCATTATCAATTGTAAATCCACCAGCTTTGACTACTGCGCCTTCTTTTAATACTGAACTACCAAATCTTTCAACCTGTGTTTGTATGATAGTCTGCATCTGTGTAAGTTCACGAGCTTGCAGAGCTTTACCACTATTAAATAAGATACGATAATAACCGTCACTATCAGTGAAGTCATCTTTATATCTTGTGCTAAAGGTAGTTTCGTTAAAATTAAGTGGCATGACTAATCCTTAAAACTGTAGAATGATCTTTACATCTTCAGATTGAACAGCTGATCGCAGCACAGGTGATCTATTGTCTATGTATAATATGTCACCAGTGTTTCTATCAACTTCAGCTTCAATCAAAGCTGAGTCAATAATACCAGAGCCTGCACCGTTTGCTTCTGTTAGTGCTTCACCATCTTGGAAGGCTGTATGTCCAGTGCTATCTGTTTGGTGATAGTAGATCACGTTTGAATCTACGTCATCGATATATGCTTCAGCGAGTGTGGTTGTACCGCGAATCTTTTTATCTCTTGTGAATGAAGTAACGATAGTGCTCAAAGTCATACGGTTCAATGTATTACCAGTTGTGTTTGTAAACACAGCACCACTACTATCTTTAATGTCTTTGATAAGAGTTACTTGTCTAAAATCTTGACCAACAATGAAGTTACTATCAGTTCCTTCAATACGGCTGTGGAACATGATTGATCCTGATTTCAAATCTACTCGAGCATCAGCACCGATACCAGAGTCCGGACCAAGGACTGGACGAGCCGTAGCTTGTGTGCTGGCTCCACCACCAGTAAGTTTTACTTGTGCAACTGTATATCCACTACCTAATACTTGAGTTGTGCCTGAATCCGACATCTTAATCCATGCTAGTGTACCAGTAGCAGAGTCGATTCTCGCATGCGCCCTAGCTCCTGTACCAGTACCCGTAATAGTTACGGTTGGATTAGATGTGTAACCTGAACCAACAGATGTGATAACAACAGAAGTCACTGCTCCAGGAATTGCTGTATCTTGAATTTCTTCTTGTTTCAATTGAATGCCGGTTGAGTTCGAATCAGTTGCTGTTTGTTGCTTCACAGGCATATAGTTAGAAGACATAAAGTTATTTGCTCGTTCAGCACTTACGGTGAACAAGAACTTCCAAACATATCCATCACTCAATCTAAATGAATGATTATTTGCTGCCGTTGGTTCCACTGTCGATGGCACAGCAACACCATTATTGTTACGACCAGTTTCTAAACAAATATACACATTATTGTTATCGTTCATCACATAGTATGGTTGTGTTGGATAACCTGATACTGTGTTGTCGTATTGAGAATAGATTGTACCGCTTGACCAATTATAGCGTGGAACGACGAGTGAAGTTGCTTGTACCTTCTTCACAGACTGCATCTGATTCCGTGCGCCGGCGATTTCGGTCGGAGTGTTAGTAGGTGTAGGTACGTTATCTGCACTATCCCATACTTCTGAACGGCCAATGCCTACATAGTAACGTGCAGTTGCATTGACAAAGTTATCAAAAAACTGACGAGCAAGAAGGGTTCGGAGTGAGTCGGTTACAATTGCTGGCATGATTAGTCTTCCTGAATCCTAAGTATTACTGCGATGTCTGCAGCTGTGTGTCCTGCATCTTGTGTAAGAGCTACTGATAGTTGATCTCCTGCATTATAGTCAACACTACAAGTTTGGTTCAAAGTCTGATTACCGTTACCTGTTACTTCGATTGACTTTGATTGTACAGTAGTACCATTAACATCAATATCTAGTAAGAAAGTAGATGATGATCCACCGTATGAGCTAGAAACAAAGCGTGCTGTGATATTTGTAGCCGTTCCAGCAACTGGCATCGTATAGCCGTTTGGTGGTGACGATCCGTCGACAGTAAAGAGATCTGTATTTGATGCACTAGATGTTGCAGCATTGCGGCCAAATGTCATATATGCGACTGCTGCGTTGTTGCGATGAACTGGGAACCAACCATCAGAGTCAGACATCTCAACGCGATTATCTGTAGTTGAATAATGAATAGCACCCTTACGATAGTCGTCATCATAAAATGCATTTGTGCTATACTGTGTACGATTAGTATTCGTGTTATGCGGCAACATAATCAAGCCAGCATTACCCATTACAGAGAAAGCACCGTTTGATGGTGAGTTAGTCTTGATATACCAACCAGGTTTATTATCGTCTACAGTACGTAGTGTGACTGTGTTCGCGTTCACCATCAATGAATTAACTTGTGGATCCTGCGAGTGAGTGATGTTTGCTCCGCCATTCGCGAAGAATAATCTTTGACCAGAATCCATTGAGATGGCTTGTTCTGATTTTAGAGTTCCACCGCCAAATGTATATTGGCTATCAACGTACGAGATAGTACCACCACCGAGGAAGATCGTATTGCCACTTAAGTGTAGGTCTTTCCACTTCTTAGTTGGTGAACCAAGATCGTATACAGAATCAAGTAATGGCACTAAGTCTTGATTCACTGCACCGAGATTTGACTCGATCATCGCTTGACCTTCAGCCGAATCAAGTGCATTTGGCGCGTCTTCAACACGAGCATTTACGTATGCTGAGTCAACTAACACGAGAGTATCAGAATCATGTCTTGCTGTAGTATAGTAAAGATTTACTACACCTTCAGCAATAGTATCTGTATTACCAGTTAATGTCTGCTGTAGTTCTGCAATATCAGAATCGTGTGCAAGTACTGTAGGATGATTATCAATAGCAGAATCTGTTTGAGCAGCAGACATCAAGAAATTCAAAGCTAAGTTTGAATCGAGATAATGTGTTTGTCTTGCTTGAATATATGCTGCATCAATGTAAGCAGTAACGTCGGCAGAGTCAAGAGATATGCGAACTGCACGTGCTGAATCGAGGAAACCTTCAGCGAACATAGCATCGATAGCTGATGCAGAATCGAGAAGTTTTGTATTACCACCTCTAATGCCTAAGATGTGGTCTTTATTGATAATACGAGTAATATCGCTTAAGAATGCTAGAGTACCAGAGCTATCTTGCATGCTCTGTATGTTAATTTGTGTAGGATCAGTTGGTATAAGACGTGTGACAGTAGCGAAAGAGTCTTTCGTTGCACCGTCGAACAAGATCCCATCAAACCCAAATCCAATACCATTTGAGTTCGTAGCTGATAGACTCAAGCTTAGGCTCAAAGCCGTCATTTGAGAATATAAGTCTTGGAAGTTTTGATTTATCTTGTTAGCGCCGGTTCTGAGGTCATCACCTGTACCATCATTACCAGCAGTACCAACACCAATTATTTGTCTTGCCATTTTTTATTCCTACAGAATATTTAATCTTATTTATAACAGTTTTACGGACTATTTAAGATATATCCACTCTTGACATAGCCAGGAGCAACGAATTGACCTTGATCAGATCTATATGATTGGAACTGTCTCATATCATAACGTTCATATGTATTATCAAATGTAATAGCCGTTGCATTTGAGTCGAGTGTATTATCGTAAGTAATACCCCAATCTGCCCACTCTTTCAGATCTTTGTATTCAAGTACTACATCACTAATGCTAGCATAAAGTTTACTACCAACTCCAACAGCCATGGCAGAATCTGCCCAATAGCCGATCAAACGATAAGGGTTTGTGCGATATTGCGGAGTATTGATATGACCACCTGGTGATAAGTAACTGTTTCTGAAATAATCATTCAGATGAGATACTTCACCAGCAGCAGACCTTGTGATACCTGCATTGCCAGTAAGAAACTGAATATTCTTAAATGGATCTGGTACCGACTCGTCAGTCTTGATAACAATACCATCTTGACCTTCGAGTAATACTTCAGCAGAAAGATAGAAACCAGAAGGGTGTACAAACTTTCTCCATAGTTCTTCCCAAGTAGAGATAGACAATGGAGATTTAATAAACAGAGAGAAGACCTGAAACTTTGCTGAGTTCTGTGTTACATATCCATGGTTAGGACCAATCTGACCACCACCAATATTTAAGATTTGTTTCTTTGGATATGATATCTCTACGTCTTCATCAAAGAAACCTCGAAAGAATCCTTCACCTGAAAAAAGAGAACCTTTGACACGAAAGAAGTTACCGAAATTACGAATCGCTTCTCGTGGAAACTTAAACTGATCATGCGATACGCCGAGAGCCAACTCGCCGAATATATAATCAAGATCTGACAGCTTTGTATCTTCAACGTCTCTTACTGATTGTAGCTCGTTGATTATACCACCAAAAGATTGGTCTGAATCCAAATAATCATAATATCCTTCGAGAAACTCACAAAGGTTTGGATAGTCTTCTCTGAAATGTTCAGGTAAAGCTTCTTGTACAATACTCTTACGCATATTTGGCGTAAGACGATTGTAATCCTTTAAGGTTTCACTTGATCCGTTTCTATGTGCCATTATGCATCAATTTCCAATGTAGTAGTTTGTCTATCGATGATTGCTGTTGCTGATGTTACGTCTTCGTCAAGTGATAAGATATAATTACGTAAAGGTTTGATAAAGCTTTGATTCTCTGGAATAACACTCACTTTGATATAGTTAACACCAAATAAGAGTGCTTGTGGATTAATAGCAACGATGTCGACGATACCGTCTTGCGGTCTATACTCGCCGACATTATTAAAGAGAACATTACCATTCAAATCATATATCTGTAGTATAGTGCTCTCGAGCTTGTTCTTAATTAATGCAACTTTACCATTATATTGAAAAGTAGTAGTTGTAACAATTGGTTGTACGTCATCTGGTGATGCGATCTTCATTGGAAATGCTAGCTTATGATCAGTGTTCTGACCAATCGTTGGACTAAATCGAAGTTGAGCCTTAACGTCCTGCTTAGTAGATAATATAGCCGGACTGAGAGCATCGATCTCTGTCAATAAGTTAGAACGACGATATACCGCATCGAACTTACCGAGATTATTTCTAAAGTAAGTCTTCTTAAAGTTAAAGACTTCGGCTTCTGTACTAAACAAAGTATTACCAGTCAATGCTGGATCAAACTGGAAGTTGGTAGTCAACTCGATAAAAGTATCTACTGGATCAGTAAATTTGGTTTCGATCGACATAACCGCCAAGTTCTTTGTGAAGTTATTGACGATAGAGTTTTTAATCGCTGACTGTGTTGCGGCTGTAGTATTCGTATCAAACTTGAGTGATACGTATACACGACCATAATCAATCGGCACATTCTGATCACCGCTCCATACTGCGCAATCTTTTACTGCAGTATAGTTACTTAAGATAGTAGACTTATAATCGAGAGATGTAACAAGTCGCTGCTGTGATGCGTATGCATATGGAGCTAACTGTTTGATTGACTCAACTGATTGTTTATCAGCACCACCTGCAGAGTTAGCAGCCGTAGTTACAATTAGATTATAGTTTTGGCCAAGTATCGAAACTGGAGAATTAGCAGTGAATGAACCTGCGTCATTAGCAGCTGGTCCAACTGTAGTAAGATATGTAACTTCGATCTTGTTTCCTGGTTCTGGTGATTTACCAAATGAGATGCCGTCACCGAAGTTGAGTTCATAGTAACCGTTAGGAGCTTCTGACATGGTAAAGAAAGTAGAATCACCATCAACTTCAATAGCTGTCTTGATCGGCGCATATGAAGTAAACGCTGATGACGTAGCAGTATCAAATACTTTTACGACCGCAGTAGATTTATCCATGTTTTCATCTGGTATGATATAGATCGTACGTTCGCTCTTCTCTCCAGCTAAGAAAGTCTTTACACGCTCAACGCCTTCTGTAATTGGAATGTCAGCAGAACCTCCAGTTGTTTTGAAATCATATAAACCGAAACCGTTGTCACGACCAAAATAAGTTTCAGTTGTTCTGAATGTATAAGATACGCCATCAACTGAACCAGTAAACTGTGTGCCTTTTGCTAATTCAACCGTTACTGGTCTGTTAGATACTGCAGATAAGTTGACCGACAAGTTGACATATCCAATCGCTCCGGTCATTGATCTTACGTCATAACCTAATGTATTTGCGTGTGATACTACTGAACTTCGTAGTTGAGCCGTACTCAGGAATGACTCATTCATGGCATAGTTTGCAGTCAATCCATTAACGTGTGTATTATATGCTAACACGTCCAATACATTTGACAAACCTGACGCTTCGAAGTCATAGTCCTTAAATTCATCTGTAGACTTAAAATAATTCTTTAAGCTAGATTTGATATTATCAAAATCTAAATCAGATGTTTTGATAGTTGTTGCCATTATCTCAGTCTCGCTATGTTAAGTTCGAGCGTAACGACTTCTCCAATATTGATGACTTCAAATTCAACCGTTGCTCTTAATTCGTTTCTATCTGATATTGTCTCAACTGCCACACTCAACACTCTTGCTCTCGGTTCGTGTATTGATATGGCATTTGCTATTTGGTCTGATACACCACGCGCGTCATAATTCGTATCGAGGTCAAACAATGCGCTATTCAAATTAGCACCAAATGTTGGGTTAAAAGGCTTTTCAGTGTCAGAAGTCAGAAGCAAGTTCTTCACAGCCTGTTTGACTGCGGCTGCTTCTTTCTTCTTATAAAGATCTCCAGATGGACGCTTAGCAAAAAGAAGATCGATGTCCAAATATTCACGCGCTATTGAACTGCGTATGGTCTTCTTATCTAAGTTTCCGTCTTGTAAAGAAAATGCTCTTTGTACCATTGTTACCTCTTACCACTATTTATACGCTTTTCAAGATCTCTACGATCTCACCTTGCGATTGAGTGTGATTATTAAATGTGGTCTCAATCTTATTAGCGTACTCTACTTCCCACGGAGGTGTAATACGAGGCATGACAAGAACTATCTCTGCGTGTAGCTTACCGTTAGGTGCGTACGTATCATAAGAAAGAATCATCTTTTCAAACTGTAAGTTATCTTTCCAATACACAGCTAGATCAAAAGTCTTCTCATGAGCTATATTGCCGTTTACATCTCTCAACTCATAAACGACTGCACGACCCTTTGATTTTAAGTAATTGACACTATCAATTTGTAGTTCTTCACCTGCATACTTTTTGTATAAGCCTTCACTAACTACCAATCGATAGTCCTTAAATTGACCTTCATTTTCAGACACAGTTTTGATCGCTGCAGCATGTAAACAATATTGTTTAGCTATGATGATCTTTTCGTTATCATCTGTGATATGATTAAAGTTTGCAGCATTACCTAATCCACCAAGAAACTTTGCCATGGTGACACCTTTACCCAACTTCGTTTTATTGGTAATAGGTGTATTTCTCTCAGGATTAAAAGCGTTCTCTACTTGAAATATCATGTAAACCTCTTATTCACTCCGCCACCAGCACCAGGCAATATATTTGTACCTCGCTTAGGCGTTTGATCCCTATTTTCTATTCTACCATACCCAAATGGTGGAGTAATAGTATTGAACTCTGTGCCTAACTTGCCTTCAATCTGCTGTTCGGTAATAAAGTCTTGGTTACCCAGCGTGATTGGATCTCTCAGCTTAGCCCGAACCTCTGCAGTTGTTAGCTTACGTTCAGCTACGTTGTTATAATCATTTTCTTTTCTGAATGCATCTTTGAGAGATTCATTTACTGTAACACTTCGAGTACCTAAGAACTGTTTATGTAGTAAGTCTCGTATATTTGTATTATCCTGTTTGAACGTTGCTTTAGGATCAACTGACACCGCTGTATGAGTTTGAATCGTTTGTGTACCACCTCCAGATCCTGGGCCTGGTGGAGCTGAACCAGCTTGGTCAGCCGCGGCTGCGAATGAAGCTTTACCGTCCAGTGTACCGTGGAATGTAGTAGCATGCATAGATGTAGCATTAACTCGATCAGTATATGCAGTATTTGTGGTGATTGTATCTACAGCAGTGATAGAGTGACCTGTATACATGTTATAGTTGTACATGATAACGTTTTCTCCGCCGAACGTACCACTATCTGCAGTAGCAACTATCTTCTCACCGTTCATGTTGATTTCTTGTGATGCGATGACAACGTCTCGTGCACCTGTCATCATGAGTGTACCAACCTTCTTACCAGATCCATCGTCTGGATCTTTATAACCTACAAAGAGATTACCATCACCTTCTACAAACTGATCCCAGTTGCCTTTCACGATACTACTGTGGAAACCAAATGTCAAATCATTACGATTATCTCCAACATTCGTAGACATATTATGACCAATCGTAGTTGCTTGGCTTCCAGTTATATCGTACTTTGTGCTACCTTTAATCGTTTCTTTCTTATCACCACCTGTCGTGACATTGAAGTCACCACCAACGTTGATATCGAGGTTGCCAGAAACAGTTAGCTTCATGTTGCCGTTGTATACTAATTCACCGTTTCCTTCAACAATTACCTTTTCATCGCCAGCGGTTACACGTACAGTATTATTACGTGCATTAATGATCACGGTACCATCAGGCCTGAGATCTACACCTGCACCTGTACGATGTTTAATCAATACACGTTCTGAACCTGCCGTATCGTCAGTTTCGATCACATGCCCAGACTGTGTTTCTCTTACTTGAGCATAAGGATACTTAGTTGGCTGTAAAGGTTTTACATCAAGGTTGAGTGCTACATGTCCTCCACCAACATGTAGTTCATTACGATAAACACCTCTTTCAGCCTTATTAGTAGACTGAACATCAATATAATCTCTACGTGGGAATACGCCTTGAGGATCAAAGAATCCAGGCTTTGGTGGTACACTAATCTCATCTTCGATATTTTCAAATTCATCTGCTGGATTATCAACCATTATACATATGTCCCTTTATCTTTACTGTACTTATGACCACGTTCAATCAACTCTTGACGAGTTCCTTGTGCTGATTTGATATCATCAGTTAATTTGTCTTCAGCACTCAATAAACTAGTAATTGGTTTAGTAACTGCTTTTGCTACATCTGCTAAGTTGCTTAATATGCTGTTATTCTGTAAGCCTATACCACTCGCTATTTTACCTGCAGCATTCTCGAACGAAAGAGATTTACTACTTAAATCGGTTGCACTGAATGTCTTTAGTTTACCGGTATCCCTATCAAGTTGATCGAACTTCTCACTGTTCTTCTTAATGTCAGAAATCGATTTGTTTTCTGTTGGATCATCTTCTACTTGCACAGTCGTAGCAGCTGGTAGTTCTGCTAAGTCACTAGCTGATTTAGCTCCGTCAAAGTCTCTGTCATAAACACTATCTTTATTGAACTTAGTACGTACGTAATCTCTGACATCAAATCCTGGCCCTGTATTAGCTTTACCAGTAATTTCAGGGCCGCTTGCAAACTCTCCACCTGGTACTAACTTTAAGAAAGTCTGAATACCAATATCTAACGACTTAAATTGTTCTGAACTAATAGATGCTTTACTAAGATACTTCTTCCAATCAGGATTATCAAATGGTTCAGTAGAGCCAGCGACTAATGCTATACTTACTATCGGTCCAGCCCTTGCATCAGCTTCAAAAACAGGTTCTGTAATTGGCCTTCCTCTATGTACACTACCATCTGGTTGAATGATATAATTGATAGGTAAACCATAAGCTTTACTATTTGCTTGCAATGCTGCTCTACCATATTTCTTTTCTTGGCTTGATGATTGACTTTGATGTATTTTTGCAACAGTAGACTCAAAGTCTGATGGAGTCTGAGTCCACTGAATTGACATGGTTGTTATCTCTCGTGCAGCTAATCCGTTAATGAGATCTGTTTCCCATTCTTCTGCTGATGTTATCTTTTCGAATATGTAAATAGAAGAACCAGAACTCGTCGGTGTATCCAGACCAATCGTCAACCATCCTAACCATTCGCTATAATTAGCTTTCATATCAAACGGAGAACGAGTAGGTTTGATTTGCTGGTTGTTCGGTAAACCTTTAGTCAATGTACCAGAAAGATTTGTAGAACCAGATTTTTGAACGATAGGTGTAAAAACCTTTTGGCCACTTACTGGATCAGTAGCAAATGATGTAGTATCGTTGATGATTTGGCCAACCGCTTGCATAGGATTTCCACCAGTAACGATAGATGCTACTGTAGCTATAATATTAGAGAAACTAAAACCAGGTGCAGCGTTAGAAAATGTAGAACCAATAGGATTCTTTAACTTGACAGTTTGTTTCTTTGCAAAGTCTGTATTTACTTTTTTCAACTCTGCTTTCGCATCAATCGTTTCTGCTTTTACTGCCGTGTTTGGCAGTGGCGATGATGATTTTACTGTAGTACTCACTGCAGTAGGTGAAGACTTAAGTGTAGCTTCCATCGTCTTCTTCATACCGTCTGGAGTAGATTGAGTTATAGCAACGCTAAGAGAACCGTCTGCGGCTTTGCGACTTAATAAGTTGATGTTAGTAGTTTGTGCAGCTGACTTCTTTACACCATCGATAGAGTCTGTTGCTATACACACCTGAGGACCATCTATAGTAATTGACCCTTCGATTGGATCACTGCCTAATATTTTGAATCCTGCTACTGCACCACCCGGTGTAGTCTGTACGACTGCTTTCATAGCAATGTGATTGGCTTGTTGCTCTTGAATCTTATAGCTATTTTGACCAACTTGTACATCAGTTGGTATCCCTTTTACAGCGTTGTTAATTTGTGCTTTATTGATCGTCATACCATTGCCTCATGTATCTCACGAGCTTTTGCTAGTCTGTCAGGAAATGAGCCAGGTTGTGGCTTCTCATATTTTTCTTCAAATACTCGAGTAGCTTCTTCGATGTCTGCTGCTGCTAACAATTTATGATAACCAAAGTCTTCTGGCACTTCTTCGAGTTCGTATCGAATAAAAGATAGTTGAGCATATAAACTATCATTTGGCAAGTTAGCGTTAGCACAATATGCTTTAAGATTACCAAGCCTATCACCAGCAAGCGGAGATGGATTCCACTGTGCTATACCCCATGACCCTTCACCTGGAACATTACTGCCCTTTTTAGGATCGATATCGTCTGGCCCAGATTCGATAAGCAAGTTGCCTACTATGCCAGCACATACGTGTGATGCATAACCGAGTCTTAAGAAATAGTTATAAGCCTTCTCAGAGTTAGTAGAACCTTCAAGAAATACATCATCAATATCTGATTTAGGCACCGTATTCTTTTTAGTTGGAGTATTTACCTGATCAAATGATTCATTCTCTTCACCAATACTGAGAGTATTATATTTTACCCTTTCAGTAGCGACTTCAAACTTTGGTATACTTCCAATAACGAGTGGTAGCTGAGAGTTCTTACCATCTAAGAATATGCCAAACACTTGAGCCATAGGTTTCAATCCCACAACTGTACCGATACCAGAACTTCCACCTTCTGTAGTTGGCATATTCACTGAGGCCCATGGTAATTCACCTGTACTAGCATCAGCAGTAGATTCTGGATGAATACCGTATATACGCACTTGCACTCTACCTAGCTTGAGTGGGTCATTGATGCTGACAACACGACCAATAAACCATCGAGTCTCATCTCCGTAATAAGCTTTTCTAGATGAAGGTATCATGTGAATTGATTTCCTGTAGTATCAGTTGGATATATATCGCTATTATAATTTGCTAACTTAGTGCATTCAAATGATATATGATAGTTCTCAAGTGTAAATGTGTGCTTAGCAGCATATATCATATAATCACCAGACTTCTTCGGGTCAATGAGCATGTCATCGTCGGTGTCTGTATAGTTACCAGGAAATAGGACTTTGACTAAGTTACCAATAGTGAAATGTACTGGAGTAGCTTCGTCAGTCCCAGCCAAGAACTGTGATCCATCACACATGATAGCGATATGACTCTTCTGCATTAGATTTAACATAGCATTTGCTATCACGTTTCTTCTATAGTCTGTTAGGTTTTCTGTCTCATCGAGAGAGTTAAATCCACCAGTTCGAGTACGATAAGGGCCAACTGCACCGATGCGATGTATGTTTCTCGCATCATGCTCTTGCAATTTTAAGTCATCAAAGTCAAAGTCACCTGAGACATTAAAATGTTTTTGCCTTTGATTCAACTCTGATATCTGTTTACCAACATCGTTGACCACATTGAACTTCTCTACATGATACTCTGAATTGAGTATATCATAGAAGTAATATGTAGAACCAATCAATCCTTTGTCGATAAGACTGAACATATTCTCGTTATTACGATAGTTATAGTTTTTGATATTAAATAAACGTGATACGCCTTCGGTGTCTACATTTGACTGTGAGTAGACGAGCGGATTATTCTCGTTGATAGGACTCTGTTTGAGCATCGTTTCGAGATCGATATATCCTATCTTTTCAGAAGCGAGTGTAGAGAAACAAAAGAAAGGAAAGCCATTGCTTGTAGTAGCACGATCTCTTATCCATTCAATCGCTTCCATCACATTCATGTTAGGTACTATCAATCGTATGTTCTGTTGAACCTCATCTTCATTACGTACCGACAATTCTTTATTCAAGTATTGTTCTAATAATTTCTTGATGATAGACGATGGGCTGCCTGTGTAAGCTTTATTCACATTATATAAGTTAGACTTAAATGCGATCTCTTCGATCATATGCATTGTGTAGACTTCGGTACCTTTATTCGTCTTCTTCGCATCGATGATTTTATCGATGATAAAAACCTTCTCATAGACAGGAGACTCTAAACTTCTCTTGATTCGAATAGTTACAGATTCTGCACCTTGAAAATCTAGGCGATCAGCGACTCGCATTGAATCAATAAACCGTATCTCACCTGTTAGATATGCTCTATCAATGTGTTCGTATATTTGTATATCGGTTACGACATCTCGCATATTGATAGGCTGTATCATACGTGATGAGTTTAGTATGACAGACTCAAGAACATAGCCTGACGAATGTATATCGTTTTGAATCTGTTTATCTTCCATTATCTAGCCAATGCTTGTTTATAGGCAGCTGTTACTTCGCCAATCAATTCTGGTTTAATAACGTTGATTTCTTTAAGCGCAGTATTCTCAGTATTATAAAAATCTTCTTGTGTAACAGGAACGTCTAAAGCTCCAGGTCCATTTGCAGGATCGATATCGATAATACGACCAGTTGAGTTAGTATAATAACGAGGAGCTTTATATTCTTCTACGATATCAACAAATGCTCTTTGAGTTTGTATAGCATTAACAGATTTCGACGTGATATATTCTGATACTGTTGTTTTGAATACTGCATTTGAATTAACTAAGTTCGTAAGCTGCTTCACTACGATTTGACCTAAATCTAAGTTTCGTCTTAGTACTTCACCACGAGCATTTGAAGTTGAGCCAACTACGATTTGTCCTGGTATAAAATGATTTGTCAAATCAATGTTTGTTGTCATGACTAAGTTAGGGAAGTCTTTGTGTAACCTCTTTTCAAGCTCGATGTTACTCAGCGGCCAACCTTGTTCTCTCAATGTATCATTTAACATGAAGAAAGTCCAATGATAGTTTGTACTACCATATAACTTATACGATACCTGATCTGGTCTTTCGTTTTCTTGAATATAATATTTAAGATGAAATGAGGCATTCTTACGTACTTGATCGATCACCTCTACATATGCAGACAAGTCATGAACAAACTGCGTCTGTACGTCACCAGTACCAATATCTTCTGCTTCATTTCCATACACATAGAGTGTACGTGGAAAGAACTTAAAGTAATCCATTAGTGCGGTCCTCCATATGTCATCGCTCCATCAGAACCATTGATGATATCGTTCTTTGTCAGACCTCTGAACTCCTGGAATGAGAGAGTCATGTCAATCTCTGTAGGTGCACCGTCTTCATGGAAACTCATCGAAGTTGGATTATATGTAGTATTTACATCACGTAGATAACACATAAGAGGTTGAGGCATATAAGGATTTGCTCTATCATTGTACTGATATGTGATCTTGAAGAGGTTAGGAAACTTATATCCAAGAGGAAGACCGAGCCGACTACCCAATGATTCAGGATACAACTCGCTTCTAAATAACTTGATAAGCTGTCTGATCTCTTCAGCTTCATTAGCTGACTTTGCTATAAATTTGAATAAGAATGAAAACTGTCGCAGAGTTACACCTTGAAACATAGTACGACTATTTGGATTGATTCGAACTTGTAAACCAATTTGAGCAGCTTGACCTAAGCCACTACCTTGAAACTTTTGTACGATACGAGCTGCAGCTAACTGTGCTGCTTCTTGACTGGCTTGACCTTTTACAAGGTTAAACACATCTACTAAACCTTCGGTAGAACCACGATACAGAGAACGCATCAAGCTACTACCGCTACCTAAAGCACCAAGAGCTGAAGCACCGCCAGGTCCTAGACTAGCTTCTGTATATTGCGCGTTATCTTGTGATTGTACTGCCAATGGGAAATATAACTTAGCTATTCGATTGAGCGGCTTCGTTGTCATACCTAAATCACGATTTGTGATTCCTCCAGATTGTACTGCATCAGCATTATCTTTTTTTGCTTTTTGAATATTAGCTTCGTGTGCTGCAGCATCTTCATCTTTTGATGCTGTAGTTGCTTGAGACTCGGATACACCACCTGTTGCTGCTCCAACCATTTGACCTAAGAACCTATTTTTCATTAGACTCTGTGCACCTGCAGTATCAACAAGATATGGATCTACGCTATGCACTTCGAACTTAATAGATGCAGCATATCGTTCTTGGTTTTCAAGAGGATAGCGTAAGCTAACAGGTGTACCTAAACGTGGAGTTGCCTCTGTTTCTGAAGGCTTATTATAAGTGGTCTTAACAGACTCATTAGTCGGTGCACCAGTAGAGGTGAGTGGAACTTCATCATAACCATGCTGTGGTGTCTGTCGTGGATTTAAGTTTCTTCCAGCTAAAGGTGGCATAACCATTTTCCTTATAAATAAAAATCTGTAAACCTATTTATATCAAAAAATGGCATATTCTGGAAAGTACAAAGTAAAGAACATATCGAAGTATCGCGGTGATCCAAGTAAGGTAGTATATCGTTCCTCATGGGAAAAAGCCTGTTTTAATTGGTGTGATCAGAACCCAGATATTAAGTATTGGTCATCAGAAGAAGTCGTTGTGCCTTATAAGTATGATGTTGATAAGAAGTACCATCGGTATTTTGTAGATTTAATGATTTGTTATAAAGACGGTAGAACGATACTTGTTGAGATCAAACCTGATAAGGAAACTGCACCGCCTAAACGTCCTGATAAATCGAAGAGATATATCGGCGAAGCGTTGACTTATGTCAAAAACATGAATAAGTGGGAAGCAGCGAACTCTTATGCAAAAGATAGAGGATGGGAGTTTCAGATATGGACAGAAAATACACTACGTGAGATGAAGATATTGAAAGCACTTAAGCCTCTCAAGCCGCTAAAGCCATACAGAAAACGTAAAAAATAGTTATAAATAGACGTATGGCAAGTTTATTTCAAAAGCTAACTATCGATGCGTTTAGAGCTGGTATCAATCCACGGACAAAAGAGTCACGTGATTGGTTCAGACGTAAGGCACAAGATCTGCGTAGGGTAAATCGTAGAAGCTTATTACAAGATGAAGATGTGAAACTGGTGAATAGACAGAACCCACTTATCGGCTCGATGAACATGTTCTTCTATGACCCAAAACATAAAGATAAACTACCATACTTTGATAGGTTTCCACTCGTAATCATCGTTGGACCAGCACCGAAAGGTTTCTACGGTCTCAACTTACATTATCTACCACCTATCTTGCGTGCTAAGTTGCTTGATGAACTTTTGAATAATTTGAATAATAAATCATATGATGAGTCTACACGTTTTAATATCAACTATGCGATGTTGAAACGTGCAGCGAACATGAGATACTTCAAGCCTTGTTACAAACATTATTTGACACAGCATGTAAAGAGCAGGATGGCAAGAGTGAGTGCTCCTGAATGGGAGATTGCAACTTTCTTGCCTACGGCTGACTTTGAAAAGGGAACGAAAGCACAAGTTTACAAAGATTCAAGGCGGATGATTTAATGGCAACGATTGATCAACTCAAATCATTAGCATCGATCAAACTTGGTTTCGCTCGTAGTAACCAATTCTTGGTGGTGTTACCAGGTCAGGTATCTGGGTTTTTAGGTGGACTATTAGGTGGCAACTCGCTCAACTTATTGTGCGCGAGCGCTGAACTACCTGGAAAGCAGATACTTACATATGATAGACAGATTGGTATGGTAAACGAAAGGATGGCATATGGCTATGCGAATCCTGACGTTACGATGACTTTCTACGTAATGAACGACTATGGAGTAGTAGAATACTTCGATAGTTGGAGAGACTTCATTTATAATACGAATACATATGAAGCGAAGTATAAGAACGAGTACGCAGCTACGGTTGAGATACACCAGTTGCGTAAACCAATTATCAATAAGAACGTAAGTCTAGGTCCAGTGAATGTGAACATTGGTCTAGGAGGAAATACAGTTTACGGTGTCAAGCTGCTCGAAGCATTTCCGACATCAGTAAATTCAATTGAATTAAACAATGAGCTTGATGGTCTAGTACAAGTAACTGTACAACTTTCATACACCGAATGGCAGCCAAATGCTGGTAGTCAAGGTTGGATACAAGCGAGTACTGGATTAAATAGTTTTTTATAGGAGTAGTGAATGGCATTACCTAAGTTGAATGATTCTCCACAATATGATTTAGTCATACCTTCAACACAGAAAGAAGTCAGATATCGTCCTTTTCTTGTGAAAGAACAGAAGGTATTGCTTTTAGCTGGAGAGTCACAAGATAAAAAGTCCGTGTTACGGGCAATCATGGATACAATTGGTTCCTGTGTTGAGAACGTGAATATCAATGAGCTGACAACCTACGACGTAGACTATATGTTTACGATGATTCGTACGAAGTCAGTAGGTGAATCATCTCAGTTAGTCATGTCTTGCTCTAACTGCGAAACAAGTAACGAAGTAAACATTCGATTAGATGATATCAAAGTCGAAGGTACTATACAAGATAATGAGATCAAACTGACTGATGATATTACTGTAAAGATGAAGCATCCTAGCTATGATTATTTTTTACAGAATACCATCACTGATGATACACCACAAACAGAAGTGATGATGGAGTTATTGATTAACTGTATCGATACAGTTGCAACAGAAGACGAAGTGATTGCTATTCGCGATGAGCCACGTGATGAGGTAAAAGCTTTTATCGATTCACTTACCACTACACAGTTTGAGAAGTTGACAGGTTACTTAGAGAACATGCCTTCTATCAAACAAGATGTTGAATTTTATTGTACTGAATGTAATCACCATAACGAAAGACAGCTGAAAGGACTGGAGGATTTTTTCTAATTAACCTCTCTCATGAGTCGTTAGAGAACTATTATCGTACGAACTTTCAATTGATTCAACATTTTAGTTACTCTCTGACCGAACTTGATACGATGATTCCTTGGGAGAGGGAGATATATGTGAACATGTTATTAGATTATTTGAAAGAGAAAGAAGCCCAGGCGCAACAAGCACGAGGATAACATGAGTCTACAAGCTATTTCAGACCAACTCAATGATCAGAACAAAGAACTGTTGAGTCAAGGTGAAGTGATGAAAGAGAACAACACTCAGTTGGAAACTCTCAATCGCAACTTCTCTAATTTCTTGATTAAGCTCGAGAGTAATGAGACTGATGAGTTAGAAACACAGGCTGAAGAAAGACTTGAAAAGTCTCGTGCACGCCAAGCAGAAGCCAGACCAAAAACGAGTGGTAACCTATTTGGTAGTATGGAAAACACACTCATGGGTCTCGGTATTCCTGGTATGGGTGCATTGCTTGGTAGAGGTTTAGTCGGTGGACTAGTACGTGGTGGATTAGCATACATCATGGCCGAAGCAGTAGCAGACTATCTCAACTCACAAGGATTTAGTGAAGAGGTAAGCGATGCTGTTGGTCGTGGACTGACTGGCTATGGTATCTTACGTGTATTTGGTAAACGACTCGGCGCAATCGGTTTGATCGGCGGTGCATTAGCTACACCAGAAAACATAGAAGCTACAAAAACCCAACTTACAAAACTGGTTGAGTCGTTTGAGATCGGATGGGGAAAGTTTTCTACATGGTTTGATGGAGTATTTGGTGTAGAAGGCTTAATACCTACAACTGATGAGATAGTTGCAAAGATCAATAACATTGTTGGTGATTCATTAACAGGATTAAATGCATTTCTGCGAGGTGATTTTAATAGCGAAGAGTTTTATAAGAACTTAGATGACATGGCCATCACGTTTGGTGCATTAGCATTGATGCTCAAACCAGGTGGAACACTCAAGGTATTAGTAAAATCAATCGCCAAGCTTGCTGGTGCAGCGCTAGCTTTATCTGGATTAAACAAAGCAGCAAAATCATTAGTTCCACCAGGTACTACACCTGGTGTTACAACCGCTAGTAAAGCAAAACTCGATCGTGGTCAGCTGACACAACAAGCAGGAAAATTATCAGCCAAACAACTCTCAGCCGAAGGTTTATATAAAGCCAAAGACGGCGCTATCATAGATAAGAAAACAAATAAGGTAGTATCAGCAGAAAGATTAAACTCAGCTGTAACAAATGCGGATGCAGCTTCGAAGTTTCCACGTGTTGCTAAGTTCTTACGTGCACCTGGCATTGGATACTTATTTGGTGCATATGACATCTATAGTATCCTCAACTCACCTGGTTCTATGGAAAGCAAGATAGCACCACTAGCAGGTGTATTATCTGCTGTTCTTGGTTCTGGTGGTGGAGCTATGTTAGGTGCTGCATTAGGTAGTGTCTTCCCAGGCCCAGGTACATTAGTAGGTGGAGCTCTTGGCGGTATCGCTGGTTGGTTGGGAGCAGAAGCAGTTGGTAAAGGCTTAGCACAGTTCATGCTTGGCCAAAAGGTAGATTCGTTCGGTTATGGATTTGGTTGGGTAAATGATATGCTCAACGGCATTGGTGCACCTAAAGGACAAGCACCAGATCTTTCTGGTTATGAAAATCCTTCAGCAGGTTATACAGATCCAATTATGAATGCTGCTAAGATGCAACCGAGTAGTGCTGACGCTTTATCATCTGCACAAAAGGTAATTCAAGTCGGGCCAGCTGGAGCTGGCGCAGTAGCTATTGGCGGAGATAGTTATAATATTATTGGTGGGTCTGAAACGATGTTCCTCGGTGGCGGCCAGATTGGAGTCACCGAGGAACCAGCCTTTGGTAGGAAGTAATTAGTCTTCAGCTGCTAAGCGTGAGAAGTATGACATCGTGTCATCATCGTCACTAGCATTTTCGGCACTAATTGGTTCAGCGACCTTATATTCAGGTGCTGGTTCAGGTGTATTCACCATTGACTCTTGAGCCATGGTCGGTGCACCAGCTGAGATAGCTTCTTCACCAAGAACACGAGCCAACTTGGCTTTTAACTCATCATAAGTCTTGTAGTTCTTTGGATCAGTAAACTCTGACAGGTTATGCAACTTGCCATAGACTTCTTCAAGCTTTGTTTCGTCTGCATCAAATAATTGAGTAGGTGAAGCAAACTCTGACTTATCGTAATTGCGATAGCCTTCTACTTGACGAATCTTCAACTTAAAGTCAGCACCGTCCCAGAAATCGAATGGATTAACTGGTGTCTCGTCAGCAAACTGCGGCTGCATGACATCCATGATCTTGTCAAAGATCTTCTTACCAAACTTATAAAGGACAACACGACCTTCATTGTGTGGTGCAGATGGGTCTTGTACGACCAATGCATTGACTACATAATGGAGTCGACGCTTTTGTGCTCGTGCTTTCTCTTTGTCTTCGTCATAGCCTGAGTTCCACAAACGGGAGTTGAGTTCGCCAACTGGATCAGGCTGACCAATAGATGTAAGGCTGTTTTCGATATACCATAGACCTGTAGGGCCTTTGAATCCATGGTCCCAGTATCTTGCCCATGGTAACTCTTGGCCTTCTGCTGCGGGGAGGAATCGTAAGACTGCATAGCCGTTACCTGCTTTGTCTACGGTTGGCTTCCAAATACGTTCATCATCGTAGCTCTTCTTATCACCTGATGTGCCACCACCAGCTGCTTCTGCTGCTTGAACGAGTTTGGAAATTTGATCGCGATTGCGTTTTAAGTTTTCGAATGACATATATTACTCCGTATTAACTGAAATATGTTTGTATTATACACTGTATTGCGTTGTATGTACATCTATATATACTCGTCTCACTCGAAAAGTGAGGAGTCGATAGTAGATGTTTTAGGTAAGAAGTTGAGAGCCATGGCCTCAGCTTCAAGTTTATCTTTGATGATAGGATTGACGAACTTCTTTACATCTTCTGGTTCGATGTCATTCTTATCACAAAGATGTAAGATAGCTTCCATATAACTGATTGCTTTCTCAGCTACGGTTGCCTCTACGAGTTTAGAGAATTTACTCTTACTCAAGAATTGTTCTTCGACTGTCATTGGTCCATAACCCTCAATAAAATAGTGTCTTTGTTGATACGACCATTTGGAACAGTCGTCTTTGTTGTGAGTGTCTTCCACTCTTTATCGATCTGAAGACGTGTCTTCTTTTGAACGATAGGAATGAACTGATCAGGCTTACGAAGTCTGGTACAACGACTCGCAGTAGTATCAATATTTTTTAGCGTTGAGCCAGATACTTCGAAGCCTGATACAGCATTAGTCACATACTCGGTCATTACTCTTGTCTTCGTATTGAAGGTATAGAGGCGGCGAGAGCCAACGATCTGGAGAGGAGCTATAGAAACGATCTTGAACTCTGTGTCCTCTGCTTTGTAATTGACCTTAGCGACTTGTTTGTCTGCTGCCTTAGGCTGCTTAGTTCTACTTTTACGCGTCGCTTTAGCAGCAGACTGAAGACGATCAAGATCAGACAACATGGACTCACATGCTTTCACCCTTTTCTTAAGTTGCGGGCGAGTCAAGTGTGAGTAACCTTCGACTGCATCTGGATCAGTCTTCGCATAAGCGGCATTGTAGTCATCATATAGACCCTCAATGTATTCACGTACTACCTTCGTCGCTGACGCTGGTAATCCATGCCGCTTAAACTCTTGATATAGATCGAGTGTTTCATCGTGTTCACCTTCGATCCATTTATCTTCTAATTCTAAAATGTCTTGCATGACAGTGTTTGAGATCTTACGCTGTAACCGTTCCATCGGTGATACGGTTGGCTTAGCGTCAGAGTCTCTTTGCTTCATCTGCTTTTCGAGATATAGTTCTTTACCCATAGCAATGAGAGTAGACAAGTACTTATGCAAGTAATCTGAGTATGAACGTGACTTATCAGTATCTTCAGACTTTGGTGCATGTGTAATCCAAAACGCAGTTGCTGCATGAGAAGGTGATACGTAGAACTTATACTCAGGACATGCAAGGATATATTCCTTATTGATAGACTTCTTATGCTTCTCACGCACATAAGACTTCAACACTTTTGAGATATCAGAATTCGATACTTCGGTTTGAAAGTATGATTGCACAGCTTCGAAGCCTTTTTCGATAGGTGCACCTACGATACCAGTACGACGACGAACTGGTGCTTTCTTCTTTTTACGAATTGCCATTATCCTCTCCTCATGGTTGCAATTTCTTTAGCAGCATTACTATCTTTACGAATCGGTACCATATTTGATTTGTGCAGTGTGCCGATACCAGCTAGCTCATTACCAGTATATTGATTGGCTACACGCTTGAAACCATTACCAACAACGTCTGATGTTGGTGCAGTACGTTCGACTTTGTAACTTGGCATCTCAGCACGATATGTAGAACCTTTTTGATAACCAAGACGATCTAATAGCTTTTGTGTCTTACGCTCTTCTTCAAGGATAGCTGCAGTCTTTTTCTTTGCCTTGCGCTTTTTAGTATTGAGTGTGGACATTCCACGAATAAGATGCATAGTCATGATAGCTCCTTCTCTATTATAGATCTATTCTACCATAGAATAGAGGAGTTGTACATGCTTTTTTTAACTTTTTTCGATTATTTGTGAAATACATTTACCACCAAAACCAAATGAATTATTCATAACACAACTTACGTTTGTTTCGATTGGTTCTAATACAACATTGTATTCGGCATTAGCAGTATTATGACAATGTGGTATGATGCCACGATTCATTGATTCTATAGAGTATGCAGCTTCTATAACACCAGCTGCAGCAAAGGTATGACCTATCTTACCTTTATTAGACGTGATAGGTGCATCAGTGATCTTGCGAATAGCATCAAACTCCACACCATCACCAGCAGGAGTAGACGTACCATGTGAGTTCACATAATCAACTTCTGGCAGAAATGCGTTATCTAAAGCTTTTTCCATACTTGCAACTGCACCTACTCCACTAGGAGCTGTGCGATTAAAAGCATCTGATGCATGCCCAGCTGGATATAACCATGCATGTATATGAGCACCGCGTTTTTTGGCATTTTTCTCTGATTCGAGAATGAATACACCAGCACCTTCACCCATCACAAATCCTGTACGATCTTTATCGTAAGGCATAGATATGTCACCTAATGCCCTCAATGAAGAGAACATACCGATGTCAAGCACTGTAATACCAGCATCTGCACCACCGGCGATCACATAATCATAATCATCGATGACTTTCATTGCATAGTCAATAGTCGCTAAACCAGTGGCACACGCTGCTTGAAAGCCCATGTTTTGACCAGTAAATCCATAATACTGTGATATGTAACCGCACAAACTATCTTTTGGTAGATTGACACCCTTCAACGGCGGTATTTTATCATTGATGATAAAGTTATACTCTTCGTCGTTATGTAATAGTGTGGATAAGAAAACACCAACGTTCTCTGTGATATCAACTTGAGCATCTCTTAATGCTTGATCAACAGCATGAATACCTATTTTCATTGAGTTAGGCATAAAGCGAACAAACTTCGAGTGACCGTCATCGATCATCAAGTTATTATAGTCGACGCCTAACGCATTTTTTACTTTACGCAGTGAACGTAACTGTAACTCGTCTTCTGTGAAGAAATCACTGAGTGGTCTATGAAAATCTTTATCATTCAAAAGATTATCAAAACATGTAGAAATATGGTTCCCACATGTGTCGACCATTCCAATACCAGTTACAGCTACTCTCTTCATTGACGATTTAGTTCTTTCTCAACGGCTTCGTTTAGTTCATCCCAAGCCTTCGTAGCTTCAATCTTGCCCATAACCATACGACTCTTCATCAAACGATTACGTAAGACCTTCTTTGCTTCAAGGTCGGTATACTCAAGAAGAACATACGCACGATACTGTGTACCATTTTGTACGATCTTTTTCTTATTTACCCGATATCCAGCAACGTCGGCATCAGCGATCAAGTTGCGAGTTACTTGCTCAAACTCTTGAGTGACTTGACTATCGAAGTCATCAGCACCTACACGACCTTTGAAAGTCTTGAGCTGTGACCGAAGACGAGAGTCAACACGATCAGCGAGTGTTGTCTTAGCAGATAACACAGCGATATCGACTGATAGCTGCAAGTTTGGTGTAACCGCAGTACCAACAGCATAGACTGCGTCGTCTTTTACTGGTGGTTCTTCGTACCAATTTGGCATGTCATCGATTTGATTCTCGACTTGCTTCATCTTATAATCATATTCCATCTGAGACATTACTGAATCAGGTGGAACTTTACTCGAACATGCTGCGAGTGCAGACACCATACCTAATGCGATGATATTTCTCATAACGACTCCAATCTTGCAATCAACTCATCTCTCATTCCAGAAGTAGTAAACCAATCTAAAACTTCTGGATAAAACACTACTGTCACAACTCCAGCAATGAATCCAATTCCCAACCTAATCATAATCCACCTATACTCACTACGGTTGAAAGCAGTCCAGTTAACACAGTATCGAGGTCTTTCTTCGCTGTGGCACCAAAGAAAAAGGACGGCGTATCAAAACGAGGCTTTGGTTCCTCGGGCTTATCACGTTCTACATAGATGACTTCAGGTGGTGTCTTACAATCGTATTGAGTGATTGAGTCAACCACTGTGCCATCTGTATATTTTGAACGTTGTTCATAGAAACAGTCTTGCGCGTACGCATTAGTTCCAATCATTATCCATAGCAATGGTATCGCGCATCTGCTCACCATAATATTTCTCCGCATATTGTGGAGCATCGGTCCACGCATAAATGTTATTGCCGTTATCATACTTATCGAATGATTCGGTCTCAGTTTTACGCACACGTTGGTTACGCTTCAATTTTTTTGTGAACTTGGCAGAATGCCTACGAATAACTGCTAGACGTTCGTCTTGAGTCATACCTTTAGTGATTGCCATTTTAGCCATAATAAACTCCTCTTTCAATTTACTGGTATATTCTACCACATAATGGCGCAGTTGTACATGCTTTTTTTCATGAATTGTAAATTTTTCTCAACTTATCTTCAAACTCATCTACTTTGGCAATGCGATTTGGCCATAAGATGTATTCTTTCTCAGGATTTTTCTTGAGATTATTGAGTAGAGGCGTGATAGCATTATATAAACGATCAAGCTTATCTTGAGTTACATTTTGACCAACATCAAGAAGATCAATTGTTTCTTGTTTCTTCTTAACTGCTTCGAGTTCGCTCTCGTCTACAGCTGTAAAGCCAAAGTCGAAATCATCATCCATTTTCTTTCCTCATCATTGCATAGTTAATAAAGAATGCGTAACTCAACAAAAACCAGAACACGCTGCCAGTTAATATCGATTGACTCATGACATAAGCAAATGGCATTATGACAGCGATGTCGTAGGGTTTTATTGTTGTGGTCTCACGTTTGTCTGCTTGAAGCATACGTACTCATTTCCAATCGGTGTTTTAATTGTGATCGACTTGGCATTTGGATCTGGTGCACGACAACCAATCTGTTCCCAATAGTTATAGCCTTGTTCGTTCCACTTAAGTTTTTCGTCTAAGAACTCACGCTCAGTGATTGAGAAGAGTGCTAATAGACCAATGAATGCAATCATGTTTTTATTCTCCAATGTTAGTTGGTGGCTAACCGTTGACCACCGCGGATGTATTGAGGCATCACCCTTAAATTAAGCAGAGCCAGCGTATACTTAATGGTACTGGGTGCAAGTCTATTTATAAGGTTTCCAGCGAGGGAGCGAGAGAGGAGCTAATACTCAACCTCGCTGGAATTCGATATATGCGATGATGTCACGTACTATTTCTCTCGTTGCTGTCTGATAAGGACCCATGATACTATCTATCTCATCATAATGGTGTACTCCATCGGGAGCTACAAGACAATGCCACAACTTACGAGTACGATCATCTGGATCTTCATCGACTTCGGTACGATATTCCCAACCGTCAACAGTAAACTGTAAAAAGCCAAATGGTAACATTATGCAGCATCCGCTTTCATGAGTTTAGCCATCTCATCCATAAAATGATGTAGCTCACCATTTGTCATCTCTGACAATTTAGGACTGATGAAACGAGCATAAGACTTGCTCATCGCATCTGCAGCCATATAGTATGCTGACTCTTCAAGCTGTTGACGCTCGAACTCAGCAAACGTACCAGAAGGCACACGCTCTGACCAATACTCGGTCTCGGTGTGGCAAGGCAACTTACCCATGAAATTACCAGGTGCAGCTGCAGTAAATGCTTCTGCTTCAGCACGTTGTGCTACGATATAATCTACTAATGCCTTTTCCATTATGCAGCCACCTTTTCAACAACAGAGAATGATGCGACTTTGTCGTCTTTCCAAATGCTGTCAATAACAGCAGTCAGACCTTCACGAGTATGACGAATGGTTTCCCACTTGTCACCATTTTCCATGGTTGTAGTGATGATAAAGTAATCGATGTTTCTAAGTGTCTTTTTCATGTTTAGCTCCTCAACTAAATTTTTATTATAGATCTATTATACCCTATAATTCAGGCATTGTACACAGTTTTTTTCACTTTTTTTTAATTTTTTTCGCTTTTTTCTGTGAGTTCTTTGATACGAGCATAAGCTGCATACAAAGCTTTTGTTAGTTCTGCGTTATCTCTTTTGAGTGCTTCTAGTTCAGTCATAATCTATCCCTTCTATAAAATTTATATCATCTATGATATCATCTTTGGGAATTACTGTTCCTACTTCTACTAATCCCCACGCCTTTGGTTCTACACAATTATCATCACACCATTTCTGAGCTTTCTCATCAAATGGTTTGTGCTTCGAGTGTTTATATATGATAGTGAAATCTGCTGACCAATGAGTTTGCGGTACTATCTTCGTTGCAACATCATCGTTATCATGGTACACATCATATAAAGGTTTGCCTACATGGCAGTAGTTAATGCAAACCGTACCTGGTTTTTGATCGAAAGTAAA